GTTTAATCAAGCATTAAACATAAAGTGCCAGGGAGTGATCTCCCTGGCATTTATGCCGTACCTTTATTTTTTTTTTGTATCGGATTAACACATGACAGGAAAACTCGTTGACCCGACGTACGTTGCAGGTCCAGAAGACGAATTAGCAGTAGTCGATGTTTATGGCAAAGGTGATTCCGGTGTTGTTAATAGTTTTCAAGAAAAACACGATAGCGCTATTGATGCCGTAGACAATACTACTCCACTATCAGAGGAAGAAATTCTAGCAGAACTAGAGGGACTGAATAACGATGATCTTTTGGCTGACGCAATAGATCCGTTAGCTGCAGTAGAAGAAGCACTCAATGAAGATGTAGAAGCAATGCTTGAGGGCATTGGTGACTTTGATGTATTCAATGATGTCAGTAGTCTTGCAGATCAACTCCTTGGGGATGTAGGAGAATTCTTAGGCGGTGACTTAGCTAGTGTTACTTGTCTTGCTAAAGGTTTTTCTGATAAGCTAAGTTCCTTCAATGGATTTTCAGCGTTCGATCAACTCAATGCAGGTTTTGATTTAGATAACATAGTCAACAATATCACAAATGGCGTTAGTGATGTATTCTCTGCTATTGGTGATCTACCTAGGCAATTCCAAGGAATGATGAATGGTGGACTACCGTTAGACGTTATAAAGAATAATGTCTTCTCATCCGTGGGTGGTGTAATGACCAGAGTAACTCCTGGCATGAACTACAGTGGTATTGACCCAATCAACTCTATTACTAATAACCTTACTAATGGAAGTTATAACGCACAAATCTCTAATCGTGGTGGTTTAGCAGCTTTAGTATCTGCTGTGAGTCACATTGGCAATAAGCTCAATCTACCTAACGTCTTCGGTGCTATTGCACAAACCGTTACTGATCCAGCTATTTTAATGGCTGCAGCTACTCCACTACTGCAGCGTGCTATTCATCAGGGTGATTCTGATATGTTCAGAAACATTGCTGGCACTAGTGTGGGTCCTCAAATGCGTAGTCTAGTACCAGGTATGGTTAATGCGTTGATGACTAATCTGACTAAACCCACCTATCTCGCACAGCAAGAGTATCCTAGGTATTATCAGTCTATGCGTTCGTCTATGGATAGAGTGCAACCCGGTTGGCAAGATTACTCTCGTCCTGGTGGTACCGTAGTCAATACTGCTATTATCCAATCCAATCCGTTTATGTGTGATCTAGTAAGATCCCAGATGAATGAATTCATGCATCCGGATAACTATCTGAGCAATGCACAAAGTGCTTATCCAGAACGAGTGAGATACGAGGATACACCCGTGGTCAATGGAGTGGTTGTATCTAATCCAATTAACTCTGGTGTAGTTATTCAACCAATTAGTTCATCTAACGTTGAGGCTAGAGATATTGACTTTACTACTCTGGGTGATGCAGTAGGTCCTAATGACTTAGAAATTAGTCAGATGACTTCCGGTGGAGAAGTTATTACTAGTTTTGATAATGAACCTTTCATGTTACTAGGTCAAGTCTTTCGCAAGAATTCGGTAGATGATGAAATGCAAAGACATTTCCCTGCTTTCTACCAAACGTTCGATGCTCCTATAGATCCTATCTCCTACGATTAATCAGCATAAAGGCCAGGGTTAAGTCCCTGGCCAATATGCTGTCATTAACGACGATCAGTGTCTTTATAGAATGCATCGATCATGCCAATATAAGGCATGTCGTGAATTGCACCAAACCAGCGTGCAGGAGAAGTAAGTGCCTTAAAACTATTAGCCTTGTTAGCCAGGTTCTCACGCAGTTTACGCATTGGATAAATATTCTGTCCAAGCGTAGCAGATCCAAGTACGTGTAAGTAATCAGTATAAACAGTATCTTCATCAAACACGCCTTTAAGTGGGTTCAGAGAGAAACCACTATTGATAGGCATATGCATAATGGAAGACAAATCTTTCACGCTGAAACTAACGTCTACAGACATGAAGTTCTTATTCTTGTTAAAACCAAGATTGGTAGTGCCACGTACAAACGTTAAGGAATCAATAATTCCTAAACGAGTCTGTGCTTTACCTTGGTCGTAGAGTTCTACCAAGAAAGGAGAAGAGTAAGATTGCTTACCAGTAGAGATAGGAAGAGCGGCAGATAACAACATTGCCATCGGAATGTAAATGTTTATCATCTGCGACATAGCGTTTCCATAAGGAGACACCAACTGCATGGTGTATGACATCCTTGGAAGGTTAGCTGCAGAGTTTTCCCAGTGCTGTGGAATATCCACAAAAGCAGCACCAGCCAGAGAAGCGAGCCCGCTTAAGTGAACAGCATCCATAAGACCCGTAGAGACGCCTTTAATCAGGTCTGTAATGCCTGTTAAAACGCCACCATCTATGTTGCCCCCAGCAAAGCTAAAAGACGCTGAGCGGCCCTTTGCTGAGAGACTGTTAAACGTAGTGGAAATATCAGACTCTCTAGTACTACTAGAAAACGATTCATCTACTGGTCCAGTATAGTCCACACGGAACGTAGCAAACTGAGAACCATCCATGAACTCAGACTTCATGTGGTCTGCCCATCCATCTGGATCTGCTGGTATTTTTCCAGGTTCTTCCCTAGAAGGAGTACGAATGTGTTCATCCAAAACTGGACTTGTTGGATTAGCTAGTTTACCAGTTTTAGTTCCAACCCATTGTTTTGTGGCTTCGTGTAATCCTCTACCTTGTCCGTAGTAGAGTTTGTCTTTAACAAACTTTTGAGAGAATTCTCTAAAGCCATCATACGACATGTTCTTGGCTTGTTCAGCCATTTCCAATTCTGCAAGGTTCTTAATGCGTTGTGCACGATTAGCAACCTTATAGATATCGAAGAAACCACTATCTGAATAAAGGTTAGGAAACATAACCTGCATGGCCCGCATACTTTCTTGGTCCATGTCTGCAGCTTTTTCCACTGTATCAAAAGGAATCTTGTCTTCCTTCATAGGAAGCATACCCTTATACACAGCCATCTGATTTACCATGGTTGTTACTGCAGTCCAGTAATTAGTCATGGTGGGTTTCAGATAGTAAAACTTACTAGCTGGCTTTCTCATAAAGAACCTAGCCATCACACCGATGCTGTGCGCTACAAGTAGTGGCCAGAACACGAGGTTTAAAACCAGACCCAAACTCTTAGCTACGTGGTAACCAATCTTCTCCGGTAGTCTACCACTCTTGGCAAACTGTGCAGTCTCATTATCGTAGAACGATGTAAAGAAGCTAATTAAGGAGTTATATTCCGGTACACCAAAACGCATGTGGATAGTCTGGTGTGTATCATCAATAGCTTCAGCATAATACATCCCCATGCCGATGTTACCAGTGAAACTAGTAATGTCTGTATCACCACGACCACTGAGAATACCCACGGCTCGTGGATCACAATAGCGAGTAAACTGTGGTCTTGGATTAATAACGAAGTTACCACCCAAAGTAGTATCGTTAAATTTACTATCCGCAGAACTATAGAAACGAGTAATTTCATCTAATGGATCAAGCGTAGTGTCTTGAACCAACATAGATTCTTTAACCCAATCTATGTCTTTGATTTTATCGACTTTATCGATGTTGAGTATCGAGCGCTTACTCAATAACTCATTTGCTTTCCTCTTGACGTAGTCCGGTGTGATGACCGGCCCGCCTTCAAAAATGTCTTCAGCCATACAACCTTTCTATTTCTGTGATTTCTATCTACATAGCATAAAAGCCAGTATCGGGACTAAACCCGATACTGGCCAATATGACGTTTAAGTACTATGCTTCAAAGAAACATGAGAAGGAGAGACTGGTCTTGCAGACATGTCTGGTTTATAACTAGTCATAGTCGGTGAAGGCCTATCAGATTTCTGCTTAGGTTCATTTACTGGACCACCTGGAGGATTTTGCTTACCCACTTCAGGCAGTGTCTTAACGAGAGTCTCTAAATGTGTAACCATCATCTGTTGTGCAGTTAATGAGTCACGCAAGATAGTAGTAATGTCTGTCATGCCTGTGAGTACTTTCTCACGCTGTTGTACAGACTGAACGACAGGATCATTCTTGGCTTGATTATTACCAGGTAATACTTGTTGCAATACTTGCTGAGAAGTCTGCAGTGGTACTGGTGCACCAGGTCTTGGTTCTACTGGTTTAAACAGAGGGCTATTCTGATAAGGAAGTGCACCCGGTTTAGTCTCAGGAGTAGGAGTGTAACTAGCTTTTTGAAAACCACCAGCATTGCGTTGGTTTTGCTCTTGCGTTGCTACAGCAATTCCACCGCTATCGCCTGGAATGTTTACACCATGTTTAGTCAAGGCAGATTCTACCTTACCATTCATTAGGTCGTAAATTTCCTTCTTAGTACGAGGAACTCCGTTCTTCATGAAGATACTGCTATTGGCAGCAGCAGCTTGTTGCATAACGTGAGCAGGGATATCGTTGTCTCCCATTTTAAAGAATTGCTTAGCACCACCAGCACCAAGGAAGTGAGCCATGTAAAGATCGGTGTTATTCACATCGTCTTTTACAGAAGACAAAGCTTTCTTATTCTCCTTAGCATACATAGCACCAAGGATAGCATTGGCTCTTGGGTCAGTTGGTGGAGTATTAGGATCGATACCGTACTTAGCACCATGTTTGTTCATCATGTCTTTCCATGTGGCTTTAGTAAATTGATTCAATCCAGTAGCACTACTGGTTTTAGCCTTAGCGTTTGGATCGAAACCAGATTCAATAGCTGCAATAGTGGCTAGCTGTTTAGGATCAACACCAGTGAGTTTACTGGCTTCCATAATAGTTTTCTCCATTGCCTTCCATCCCTTATCTCCGGTAGGAGTAGACATGTTAGCATATGCGTTAGCAGAGCCAGGAACAGTATCTTTCAACGCTGTTACAGCATCACCATTGCCTGGAGTAATAGTAGGTTGTGTACTAACACTAGGTTTCTTTTCCTGTTCATTAGTACTAGTACCCTTTGCAGTACTGGGATCAATGCTAGGCGTAGCAGAGCCTCCAGCTCCACCCCCACTGATCGAACCACGAGCATCAGCCACAGTAGTGTTCTTAGTAGAACCACCAGCACCAGCATTCATAGCGGAGTCATCTGGTGTCGTGTTCAGTGCAAAGAGGCTCTTAGCCATCTCTGGATTGCGGCTATATTTAGCAGCATTACTCACTGTGCCAAAACCACCACCACCACGACCTACAGAACTTTGAATAGCAGAACCAGCAGAAGCAGGATCACCCTTGAAGAAAGAAAGGTTAGTTTGGATACCAGCTGGCTCCAGATGCCATGGTTCACCACCGACTGGTCGAGTGAAACCATACTTACGCATGAGTCCCAGTTCTTCCATCTTGTTAGCGGTTTTAGAATCCATGTCAATAGCTAAACCAAATTCATGTAATGACCTACCAGGCTTTGCAGCCTTCTTAGGATCCTTACGATAAGCTTCAGCTTGCTGTTCAGTAGTACGGAAGCCAGATGTAACGACTGCTTTGTTACCAGACAGTTCTCCATATTCCTGTACCATACCCTTAAAGAGAGTCAGTAACTCAGGATGTACTCCATCTAAAGTAACACCATTTTGCAAGATCATGAATGGATCAGCACCAGATCCATTAGCTAATTCACCAGCAGCCAATACTGGAATACCAGATAAAGCTGATTTAGATTTAGCAGACAAAGCTGCAGTCTTTGGTTCTTCCTCACCTTCACTACTACTAGCTTGAGTGTGAGTACTATCGATTCCCAGATCTTTATTAGTTTTCTCTTGCCTTGCACGAGACTCTTCAATATACTTCTTAAGATCATCACCATCGGATGGCTTACCACTACCAGAAGTACTAGCACTAGCTGGTGCTTTGCTATCTTGATTAGTACCAGGCTTATCTTTATTACCAGAGTCAGCTTTTAGCTTCTCTTCCTGCATTTGTTGAGTCGTTGCTTCCTTCTTTAAGAATTCAACGTTCTCTTTAGTAGTATTAGGATCAGTAGTAACTGGAATGTCTTCCCATGGAGAGCTAGCTACTCGCCATGCTTTAGACATCGTAATCAGTTGTTGTGCAATACCCAATGCAGCAATTGGTTTTAAGTACTGAGCACTAGAGGTAATCTTATCACTACCGGTAGCTTTCTGAACAGCGTTAGCATATTCAGTCCAAAGTGGCAAGAACCGTCCTTGGAACCATTCAACCCAAGCGATGTTTTGCTTTTGGTTAGTGTGCGAGAAACCAAAGAGTTTACGAGCCTTCTCTAAAGACTCAGCAACCTTACCACTCCACTCAGCTGTAATACCAGCTTTAAAAGTAGTATCCTTTAAAACTGCTTCTTCTAAATAACGAAGTGCTTGTACTTTAATAGGATCAAACTTCTCCAATCCATAAGCCCTGAGCTTTACGGCTTCTAATGCTTTCACATCAGAACCAAAATAATAACTCTCGGGATTACTTTGGACAGTAGTCGTAGGACCACCAGCTAAGTTAACCACAGCACCCGCTGCTCCAGCGGCTGTAACGGCGTTTAAAGACGCTTTAGACGATTGTGCAGCACCTTCCATAGGTGAACCTCCACCACCGCCTCCAGAGACCTTACCTTGGTTCACACCAGCGCCAGCTGCTGCAGCCACAGCCGCACCACCAGTAATTGATTTACCCAAAGCCCCAGCAGCTTTGCCAGTTTCTTTACTCTTGATTTCTTCAACGTGTTTCTTGAGATCGACTCTTACACGATCGACCATTTCAGCAATAGCACTACCATCAACTATAGAGTCCCCAATACCCTTGAATGGCAGGACTTTAACATCCCACGGTCCATCAGGCATTGTAACCTTGTCAAGAAACTTGAGTTTCTCTTCTGGTTGTAGTTTCTCAATAGCGTCTACACTAGTGCCGTCACTAATAGCTTTAATGGCAGACATGTGAGTCAGATAAACAGGTTTGAACCTTTCACGAATCCAGGTAGAAAGCCTATCGTTTTCTTTCTCATCAGTAGCTTCTAGATCAAAGATATCAAGGATCTTCTTGAAGTCTAAGTCTTTCTCTTTAATCTCAGCAACACCACTAGTAGAGTCGAAACTTACCATGGGTTCTAAGAGTTTCTCCAGAGCGTAGATTTTCTGATGGTGGTCTTGATCACCAGCAGTAACGCCGTACTGAATCATCCGAAGCATTGAAACGTCTTTGTAACGTTTCTTAGTAGCGAACTTATAGAGTTTATAAGCACCATAACCTAGTGCAGCGGCAGCCATGATGCCTAAGCCAACAGGTGAGAAGATAGCTCCAGCAATAGTAGAAGCGTAGGGTAACGCCATCATGGCTAGTCTGCCAGCACCTAGAGCAGCTTTAGCACCTAACGCCATGCCTTTAACACCAAGACTAGCAACACCACCAACAGCCTTAGCACCAACTGTAGCAGTTTTAGCAATCCCTGAACCAAGCATTTTCAGGCCACCATATCTAGCAAAAGCTCCAGTGCCAGCGTTAGCAATAGTTGACTTAGCAGCACTAGCACCAGCCATGGTAGCTGCTTTAGCTGCAGCACCCTTAGCAGCCACAGTAGTAGCGACTCTACCAGCGACTCTACCAGCACCGGAAGTGATAGCTTTGCCAGCAGCAGTACCAGTAGCATAACGACCAGCAGCCTTACCAGCGTCGACTACCTTACCAGCTGCTTTACGAAGCAGACCTGGTTTACCCCTACCGCGTACACCACCCTTACCTTTACCACGACGACCACCACCCTTACCTTTACCACGACGACCACCACCCTTACCTTTACCACGACGACCGCGACGACCTTTGCCATCGTCATCGTCATCGTCATCGATGTCAATGTCTGGAATATCATCGTCTAAGCCGAGGAGTCCACCAATTCCGCCTTCACGAAAGTCTTTGATGCCTTTGACGATTCGATCGAAAGTGTTTCCAGAAGAATATTTAGTAGGATCATTAGCACCACGAGCTTTGTACTCGTCGCTCTTACCCTTAGCTTTAGCTTCCTTTGCTTGCTGCATTTTATCTTGCCAGCTACCATCACGATCGCCATCTCCGTCATGGTCCCCAAGAATCTTCTTTTTCTTGGACATAGCTGGTAGTCTAGAGTCTAAGATGTTTCGGATTTGTTTAAGTACGTCAAGGGATTCCTTACCGCCAAAACCTATACTGATTTTATTCATCATGGAGTTGAAAGCATCAGCACCGAAGTTACCGATATCTTTCATGCCCTCTAAACCCTTTTGAGAAAGGCTACGCAAAGCTCCAAGACTAGTGCCAATAGCAGCAGCACCAAGACCAATGAGTTGTTTCATTGGGGAGACAGCGGTTTTACCGTCAATGTCTACCAGACCCTTTTTAAGATCTTCCTCATTAACTAATACGTTACCTTTAGCATCAATAACAACACCAGTGATATCACTTGGTCGATTGATTACTTTACCACTACTACGATTAAAGTATTCCCCATCACGCATTGCAAATCCATAGAGGCGAGGACGAGTCTCACCCTTGACATAAATGTCACGGGGTTCATCTAGTATGTTACCGATAGCGGTACCGATTTGTTTTACCTTATCAAAAGCTTTGCGTACTAACTGCTTTGCATTGTCGAAAGCATTACGCTGGGTATTCATAGCGAAGCTAAAGAGGTCTTTACCAATCTTAGCAATTTTACCACCTAGACCCATCTTCACAAAAGTCTTTTTAATCTCTTTACGAGTAAGAACAATTTGTCCTTGTGCATCAATGATTGTCCCATTGATGTCTTTGAGTTTAGTGATAACAGCGCCAGTTGCTTTATCCCGGTATTCACCAGCCAATAACTTAGAACGAGTAATACGAGGAATAACCTCACCCTCTACGTATAAGTCCCATTGCCCTTCGGCAATGTCACGAGTGCGCTGAATGGCTTGTTTGCCAAGTTCTACAGCTTGCTCGGCTAATGGAGTAACAAACCGTTTAGCAGCCCGCAATTGACGCATACCCTGACGATTAGCCCACCGAATACCTTGCATAGCTGTGCTAAGACCAGACTTACCGAGTTCAGTAGCTTCATCAGCAATAGTACCTACTCGCTCCATGGAAGTCTTATTGACTTTCTCAAGTTTGTATTCGTTTCTATTACCTAACTTGAAAACCCTAAAGAGTCTAGAGAACATACCGCTTTCACCACCACGACCATCTGGCACACCCTTTGCATTGATGGTCATCAAAGCTGCAATAGCTTCAGTGTTCTGTTCAATACGACTAAGGAATTGATCAGTAGTACTAAGAGTACCTTGTGCTGGAGCATAGTTCTTAGAGAACTGAGTACTAAAGGAATCAAACTTTTGATCGAGTCCTTGAATGGCTGACATAGTCAGGCCGTTCATGTTCACCAAATCAATCTTCTTACCACTAGGACCATACTCGTTACCCAACTCCCTATTGACATCCTGAGCCATAGGACCAAAATGAGGCTTGCCACCATCACTGGCTTTATTACCGTCTTTATAGTTCCAAGAAGAGATACCAATGTTCTTGACACTTTGCAGCGCTTGCTGCGGGTTCATGAACTTGATGTTCTCTTTCAAAGTAACGTCAGAGTCAGCAGTACGATTTTTACCTACCTCAGATGCAGACTCTCTGTAGAGTTTACTAAAATCAATACCGGTTCCATCAGCATTGAGTAAACCAGTTTGTTTGAGTTGTTCGAGTTGTCCACTATTGACAAAGTTCTGGAACATTCCCATTGTGTTTTCAATGTCGTCACCAAGTCTCTTTGAAGATCGAGTAAAGGCATGAGCACGTTCTTCGCCTTCTTCAGTGCGTGGGCGACCCTTCTCATCCGTATCAAAATGGTTAGAGAAGATTTGTGAAAACAAGTTAGCGTGTTTAGCAGCACCAGGTGTGTTGTAGGTAGCTGGATTCGTGAGTGCTTCGGCAGAAGGCAGAAAGCCTTTTCTACGATTCTCTAAAAGCTGAATAGCCAGTTCTTTCTTTTGTTCAGCATCTAGTTCTTCCATGCCAGGAATATCGCTAAACAAGTTATCTACGCTATCTGCAAAGTTCTTCTTAGATCTAGCAGGAATCAAAGAGTCCTTCATGGACGCTACGATATTTTTGTCTAAGTCAAACTTACCAGACTTATGATCAAAACTCGTCAACCCAATCTTATCGTCACCTAAACGAGTCACTTGGAGTTCACGCAAGATACGAGCTAAGTAACCAGGAATAATCTCAGTAATACTTCTGTTAGTAAGATTACTGAAAATAGCTTGCTGTCTTTCCTGACCAAACTTATCGTTTTGTAGTTCACCCTTAGGCTCCATCCCTGGCATGCCTAAGTTGATAAGATGTTTGATTATGGATTTTCCATAGAACTTAGATTTACCAACAATACCTTCCTCACGAGTATCTTCAGTAGGTTTGTACCGAAGCTCGTTCATCATCTCTGGAAGATTGTTGACAAAGCTGTCAGCTATCCGGGCGCCCTTCTTGACGCCCTTGATTTTCTGAAGAGGTTTACCCAGAGCAGTACCAGCACGGCCAGCCAAGAACTTGATGAACTCATCAGTTCCCATCTCAGCTGCCATTTCAGCAAAGCCCTTCTTAGGACCCATTCCCATGTCACTAAAACTGTGCATGGTATCGAGTCCCATAGCCGCAGCACCAGCAGCAGAGGAACCCACCTGTACAGCTTCTACAACCTTCTCACGAATGGTCTTAAAGAAGTTATTCACAAACTGAGAACGATCACCAAAGAGACCACTAGTAGCACCACTGATCAGATCGTTACGCATCTGCTCTTTAAAGCGCTCGGTATTACGTAGCTTTACAAAATCTGGTAATCCAGTGTGCTTTACAATTGCATCTAACCTAGTACGAGCCAATGCATTACTTTGCTTGGTCTCTTTCAGTAAATCAGACTGAATATGAAAAGTACGATATTGCAGTTCTAACGTCTTGCGTTGGAATGCAGCATTGATTCTAGTGTTGTATTGTGCAAGACTGCCAACGGATGCAGCAATGGAGTTCAAAGCCTCCATCTGATCACGATGCTTTATCATGCCTAAGGATTCTTGAATTCGATCCTTAGCTTCTGCACGGTCTTGAGTCTTAGCTTGCTCTTCTATCTGGGTCTTGAAGATACCAGCGAGTTCCAATTGGATATTGGCTTCGCGTTGCTGCTCTTCACTAGGACCAGTATTGATACCGTGACCCTTGGCCCATTCTTCAATACGCTTGAGTACAGACTTAGTACGCTTAGCATTCTCTGGTACAAAGTTACCAATAGACTTAGCAAGATCGCCAGCGACTGGTTTGACTTCTTTGATTGCGTCTTCGTAGATATCCCTGACGTTTGTTCCGATATCGTCAAGTTTATCGTAGGCTTCACCATACTCGTTTGGTAAAGCGCGTTTTACTAGTTTAGCGTAGGTAGCAGGATTAGACAGACTAGACTTAGTCTGTTGCCTAATTGTATCTGCTACTTTTGTGGTAACGTTCCGGTCATCTGGAACATCTGCTTGATCGAAATTAAAGTCTGGAATATTGAGCTCATCATCCAAACTTACCTCTGAACCAAGCTTCAAGTCTTTTTTATCTGCCATCAGAAAAAACTCCAGCCTAAAATGATTTGATTGCTAATGAAAAGGCTACTAGAAATACTATTAGGCTTTTCGTCGTGAGTTTATTAATTCAAACGATTTGATGCCAAAAGCATCGGAACATAGATAGGAACAGTTTATGGGTAATCTCAATATCCCGTTTAACATTACACTTCTGGAATTGAACGATAAAGCTTTGGAAGGTTTGCGTCCTGTTCGTTCACTGGATATCTTCGAAGGTGCTACTAAGAATTTCCATACTGATGGTTTATTCTCTACCGAGATTTTCGGACGGGTTGGTGAGGAAAGACGCAATGGACGGTTCTCCTACATAGACATCAAGGTATCGGTCTTTCATCCGATTATTCATCATACCTTGGGTCAACTCAGGCAACTTTATCATGAAATTATCTCTGGCAAGACGTATGCAATTTGGGATAATGAAATCAAAGACTTTGTCAAGGCTACTCAAATTGATGGTCGTACTGGCTTTCAGTTCTTTGTAGAACACTGGCAAGATATTGTTTTTGAAGAACGCGATAGCGATGTACGAAACACCAACATCAGTCTGATAAACAAATTCAAGAAGCAAGCGCTGACCAGTAAGATTGTGGTTATGCCTGCTGGTCTTCGTGATTATGAAATTCAGTCTGATGGCCGCGAAGCAGAAGACGAGTTCAACAACCTCTACCGCACAATCCTTGCTATTAGCAACTCCGTGATGCCTGGCGTTATCAAGAGTAATATTGAACAACTCAATGGTGTTCGTTATAACCTTCAGATTGCTTTTAATAAGCTCTACGAGCGCTTTGAATCCATGATTGAAGGTAAGCGCAAACTCATGATGGGAAAGTGGGCTACTCGCGCTACATGGAACGGTACACGTAACGTTATTACGAGTACTAACATTAAGACCAATGAACTCTCTTCTCCCGGTAACGTAGACTTTAACCATACGGTAGTGGGTTTGTACCAATACCTTAAAGCTACGCTTCCAGTTTCTAAGTACCAGATTCGAAATGGTTTCTTATCTAATGTGTTTACTGGCCCTAGTGTACCAGCATTCCTTACAGATAAGAAAACACTGAAGAAAGTCAGTGTTAATCTAAAGCCAAAGTACTTCGATCAATGGATGACTGAAGAAGGCATGGACAAAGTCATCAGTCTCTACGGTGAAGAATCCTTAAGGCATAACGTCCTAGAGATTGAAGGTTATTACGTTGGTTTGGTCTACAAGGGTCCTGGTGTATTTAAACTGTTCCAAGACATTGATGATCTTCCTCCTGAGTGTGACAAGAGCCTGGTATTCCCAATCACATTCACTGAGCTCATGTATCTGAGTGTGTATGAGAAATCTAATAAGTACCCAGCATTCGTGACTCGTTACCCTGTGACGGGTTATGGTAGTATCTATCCTTCGTATATGTATCTCAAGCCTACTGTGGCTGTAGAGGTACGTAAACCATTAAGTGATGACTGGCAGGTCGATGATAGCAAACCAGCTGCTTATAATTTCCCAATCACTGGTGCTAGCTTTGTGAACTCCATGAGTCCTAACCCAGCTCGTCTTGGTCGTCTTAATGCTGACTTCGATGGAGACATGTGTTCTTTGAACGCGGTCTACTCTGAAGAAGCAGTAGCAGAAGTAGAACGTCTCATCAATAGTCGAAACTATTACGTAGATACCGATGGTAAGATTTCGTTCAGTGTGATTACCGACACTGTTCGACACCTGATCAAAAACATGACTGGTGATCCAGCACAGTAAAATAGAAAGCATTCATGATTCAGCAAGAATTGTTTTATAAACGTTTCGGTGTAAGGTTACCACAACACTTGGTATCACCTATTATGCCAACACTAGAGACGTTTGAATTTCCAAAGACCTCTATCTGGCATTACATCACTTTCGATACGATTGAAAATGGGCCATCCTCTTCGGATTATCTCTTGCGAGATATCCAAAAGAAGATCTTTGTCCAGCACGTACTCGATCTCACCAACTTTGAAGGTAACCCCCGAGAAGTCAGTGGTTCCTTTGAACCCTATGTGCGAGAGTTTCATATCCGCAATAAACGCTTTAGGCGTTCGTTAGATATCACAGAAGCACCTACGGATGAGAACACCCTGGGTATTGTAAACTACGCTTTGTTGCCTAGTGCTTACCGATATGTGCGCTCTTTCTATAAAGAGTACTACAATTGGATTAACATTCAAAAGACAGTTTGGCAAAACGTTAAGACTATTGCTGGTAAATCTGAACGCACTCAATATGTGTTTGTGGATTTACCAAAGACTCTTCCTTCGCTACAACGCCTTGATTTGGCATGTGGTAAGTTCGATCAGACTACTCTGAAGTTCTTTCCAAATGCAGAGAGTCTTTTCTTGCTTGAACTTTGGAAATGGCTGAGTGAAGATTATCGCTCTGTCAGTATTTTCGGTGGCCTTACTACTGAAGAATGCAAGAAGGTAAATGTAGTCGTTAAAGATTCTGGTCGCTGGTTTGTGGTTAACCTTGGTGTGCTTGATGAATGGCGTTATGTCAAAGGTGTATCTGATGACAAACAAAAAATCAAGATAGATCCTATCCAGATGCAAAAACGATTCCTTCGTGGTGCTATGACCATGATGGAAAACCGTACTGTTGCTAATGTACTGGACGAGGAAGATCCTAACGAAGTGGTTCCTGATACTACTATCGAAGTAGCACAAGTTGATGAGGATCAGACTAAACACGATCAAGTCAACAAGATCCTAGAAAACATGGATTCTGACTTACATCAGTTAGAAGTCATTGAGAAAGCTAACGATAGTGATCACCATGAAGAGAGTGCTACTCTCAAGGCTGCTAAGAGCGTTATCAAAGACAAGGATATAGATCCAGTTCAATTTGATACTATCGTTACTCCACAAGCACAGATTAAAATCACTTGTGATAAGCTAGCTGATGATGGACTTTTGTCTGGTGCAGAATATCGTAAGTTCATTAAACAACTAGAGAAACTCGAAGAACTCGAATCTCCAGTACCTGGTGTGAAATTAGTAGAATATGCTAAGATCAAACCAGAAACACTCAAGATCGAAAAACCCACTACTATCAAGGACATTATCACTGTTCCTGATAAATCCATGTTGGAGAGTAGTCTCTTTGACTTTGATAAGAACTACGTTACTAAGGTAATGTCCAAAGACATTGCTAGCATGGGACTTGCTACACAAAAGGCAGGCTTTGTTATTACAAATTACGAAGTAGAGAAGATTGAAGATGTTCTCGGTAAATACGAGAACCATACTCTGCGTATCAGTCCAATTGAAGGTGTTCCTTCTACTCTTCGCTTCAAGTTGCCTACCGTAGATGAAAGCGGTGAATACAAAGTAGGTGGTGTTACTTATCGGATGCGTAAGCAACGTGGTGACTTACCAATTCGAAAAGTTACTCCTTCCCGTGTATCACTGACTAGCTACTACGGTAAAACCTTTGTTACTCGAAATGAGAAGAAAGTTAACAACTATGGTACTTGGTTGCACGACCATGTGATGTCTGCATCCTTGCAAGAAGACACCAAGATCACTAACTTAAAGCCGTCTAACGTCTTTGATAATCTGTTCAAATGCCCTCGTGCTTATTCCATGATGGCACAGCACTTCTCAGGTTTGACTGTCAACGGATACGACCTTTACTTTGATCACACAAAGCGAGAAGAAGTATTTGGTTTAGAAGCTTTGAAGAAGTACGAGAAGTCTGGCTCTATTCTCTTTGGTTTGTCTGCGGATGGTAAACATCTGGTAATGGATAACAATAACGTTGTCTACACCACAGATACTGGAAGTTTGGTTCCAGTAGGAACTATTGAAAACTTCCTTGGCATCGATGCTCAAAATTCACCAGTAGAGTTCTCTGAAGTCAAAATCTACGGTAAGACTATCCCGGTTGGTGTAGTGCTCGGTTATAAGCTCGGTCTCGATAAACTCATGACCATGCTTAAAGTGTCACCACGTCGTGTCAATGCCGGTCAACGTTTGAATCTTCAAGATCACGAATACTCAATCGTCTTCAGTGATGAGACACTCATCCTGTCCAAAGAGGATAGACTCGCAGCAATGATTCTTTCTGGCTTTCGTGAATACGAAAGAGCCACCAAGAACTTCAGCGTTTATAACTTCGATAAGACCGGAGTATATCTGAACGTCTTAGAGCAGTTCAATATCTCTGCTAGGTATCTGCGAGAGATTGATTTGATCGATGCAATGTTTGTCGATCCAATTGCTGAAGAACTCCTTAAGGAAATGAACGAGCCAATCACGTTCCGTGGACTTTTGGTACGTGCTTCAGAATTACTTTTGACCGACCAACACCCACATGCTCTGGATATGCAACATATGCGAATCAAGGGATATGAACGGTTTGCTGGTGCTATGTATACTGAGATTGTCAATTCAGTACGTGAGCATCGTTCTCGTGTCAGTCGCAGTAACTATCCAATTGATCTGCATCCTTATGCTGTTTGGAAACGTATTACTCAAGATCCTTCGATTGGTTTGGTAAACGACATCAATCCTATCCAAAATCTGAAAGAAGCCGAAGCCGTAACCTACGGCGGTGTGGGTGGTCGTAATTCTCGCTCGATGACTCGTGATACTCGTGAGTTCCATCCATCAGACATGGGTGTGATTTCTGAATCCACTAGTGATAGCTCTGATGTGGGTATCAATACCTATACATCTGCTAACCCTAACTTTACTTCCGTACGAGGCGCTACTAAACGCTTCGATATGAAAGATCCAAAAGCATCGTCTCTTTTGTCTACCTCTGCATTAATTTCAGTAGGTTCAGATCGTGATGATTAATGAGACTATTTGTATAGTCTCAAATGGTCTCTTTAGTCAGCAATGGTTAAAGAAATCCTCCTTAATTGACGGGAACCCCCTCTACAGCTTTGTACACCAAGTCATCGTAGAAATATAGATGATGGCCAGAATAATTACCTGGGTATGGTAAAAGAAACAAAGATTGGGAAATCCGCAGCGAAGCTTCTAGAGAAATTTAGAAGAACGTTCAACGACTATGGCCTTATCAGCCAGTAGGATCAAGTGATCCGAAATAGGAGGCTGCCTTCTGGGCAGAAGATATAGTCTGAGCGTCTAGGGAAATCCTAGAGCAGTGCTTCAGTGCACGGGCAGAGTCTAACGAACTCTGTCGAACATAACTGCCCAAACGAGTAAACTTTGTGTCTATTCAGCAATCACACGGTATTGCTTGCTCTGGTTATCAAGCATCTGCAGTGCGTACTGGATACGAACAAATTATCGCACAGCGTGCTGGTAGTGGATTTAGTAAGGTAGCACAGCAAGACGGTAAGGTTATCTCTCGTACTGACGAAGGTATCGTTGTTGAATACAAAGACGGTACTAAAGATGGCTTTCAAATCGGAAGACGTTTTGGTAATGCTAGTGGTCTTACTATCGCTCACGATATGTATTCCGAATTACAAGTCGGTAATGCATTCAAGCAAGGTGATGTACTTATGTACAACTCTGGCTTCTTTGAGAAAGATCGGTTTAATCCGAAGTCTCTGGTATGGAAAGCTGGTGTTACTGTTAAGACTGCACTTTTAGAGTCTCGCCAGACTCATGAAGACGCTTCTTCTATTTCTAAACGTCTATCTGAGAAACTCAACACCAAAACTACTAAGGTTAAAAACGTTGTAGTAACGTTTGATCAGAAAGTATCTAACCTTCTGAAGGTTGGTACAGTGGTTGAACACGACACGATTCTCTGTGTTATTCAAGACGCTAATACGTCAGATGCAGGGCTCTTTGATGAGGAGTCTCTTAATACTTTGAGGGTTCTCTCTAGTCAAACTCCAACGGCTAAGGTCAGTGGAATCATTGAACGCATCGAGGTTTACTACCACGGTGATAAGGAAGATATGTCTCCTGGCCTCAGAGCTTTGGCAGATGCTTCCGATAGAGAAATCGCACAACGCAATAGAGCACAAGGCAAACCTGGATATACTGGAGCGATTGATGAATCGTTCCGTGTGGATGGAGAATCCTTGGTACTCGACTCAATGGCTATCCGTATTTACATTACCAGTGATGTTCCTGCGGGAATTGGCGATTAAAGTTGTTAATGTATTTTAACAACAAGTCCGGTTGATCAGTAATGATCAAACTGAACTCTCCTTAATTGACTGGAATAACTCGTTAGACTACTCAACCAAAGCGGATAGCGAAAGCTAATACGTAACGTGTTTGAAAATGAGTAGGTAGAGTCAACCAGCAGCGAAGCTCCTAAGGCCCGTAAGGGTACGGAGAACGTTCAACGACTATGGGGTTTGCCACCCTTAGAACCAAGTGGTTCGAAACAGGAGACTACCCTCTGGGTAGAAGATATAGTCTGCTCTATACGGAGACGTATAGCGGTGCTTAAGTGCACGGGATAGAAATTAACGAGTCTATCTGAACATAAAGGAAAGGCGTGTTCGCTAACCAAATGAAAACAGTGTTCTCTGAAATCAGAGAGTACGATGTATTTTCTGAAAGTGGTGAATACATTGATGCTATCTTCGGAGCACAATCGATTTTTAATCGTATTGTGAATAGTGCTTTCATTATTGGTGCCGCTAATGTTCTGCTTGAAAAAGCTGGCAAACAAGCCGCTAAGATTTACAAAGGTGATAAAACATGAATGACAACCAAGTGCAGGTATTTCATCAGAATAGTACTATTCTGGCTAATGCCGCAGAACTGGCTGCCCAAGTGGTGGTGCAAGCTTCTGGTGAAGGTCGATACAACCAGATCAATGGTCAAGAACTCACCCTCGATGCAGTGCGCTCGATCGCTATTGCACGTTTTCAAAACAATTTGAAAATCAAGTCTAACGCTTGATTAACATTAAGAAAGCTTGTAAACATGATCAGCCAAACTAGCTTCGAAGCCGTAACCGCATTGGCAAAGCTCGCAGCAGAAAACGACACGACTATTCTTGCACAGGAAAATACTCCTTTGCATGAACTCTACAAAACTACGAGTCTGATGGGGGAAACCCCCATCACCACTTCTACTGCTTTGGGTGATCCTACAGCAGTGGGCGAGCTGGCTACTGCTGCTTCTACCCAATCGAATAACTCTGCCCACAATGAACGTTTTGACTACTTTGTAGCAAACATTGCTGATGCAGTAAATCAACACTTTGCTTTTGCTAAGAATACTGTTACTGCTGCAATTGAACGAATCACTGCAGCTGTGATGAAAGATCTTAACGGTAAGCAAGTCAATCCGATTTCTGATTTTGAAATCGTGATCAAAGAACTGCCTATCCCAATGCAACAAACGAGTTTCTTTGAAAGTGTGACTCGTCTTGCTGGCGGTATGTATATTGAGCCTCGTGGTACCTTTACCTTCGGTGTTAAAGGCCCCCAGGAGATCATGGAACTGATGTTCACTGGCTCTGCCTCATTTGATGAGCAAGTGCGTCTGTGGTGTGCTCGTATCGGTGATACTTTCCTGGTTAACATCTGGGAAAATCATTTCCGTTCTCCAATGACTGCCAATGTGGAAAAACCCATTGGTTTCATGGAAAGCATTTCTCACCCAGATACTGGTATCGACGCGGCTGCTGTGATCCATCTGATCACTCGTAAGCTTAAAGAAGAAGTACCAGAAGACTCGGGTATGAGTCTGTCTGCTTTCAACGATCTGTGCCAAGAATACATCGAGGTTACTGCTACGTCTTTGGTTCGTTACATGGAAGCGTCTGAACGCAATGTAAAGAACGCATTGCTAGTGCTCGGTCGTGACACCATGCGCAAACGCGTGACTGTCTCTGGTCCAGTCTACAAGAACTGGATCAAGACTGGTGGTAAGAACGAGACTCTCTTTGGTATGCTTGTCTCTGGTGAAGTGCACAACACGGTTGAATCCATTGATAAGATTGCACCTAAGTGTATCGATGCTTGGACTCGTTATGTAAGCTTGGCTAATACCAAGTTCCGTAATGAACTCTTCAATCGTTTCATCGAATCTCTGCGTACCTCGTTCTTTGTGGATATGAAGAACCTGGAAGGTGCAGAGAAAGAACTCCTGGAACAAAATAGCCAGTACGTTACAACGATTGCTAAGATCCTTGAAGAGGAACTGGAAAAGGTTTCTACTTCTGATCAAAACGATATTGTTCGTACTGTTTGTCGCTTGGTTTGTAAAGCTCGGTATTTCTATACCGATTCTTACAAGATCCTTTGCACGATTGATGAGGCTACCACCGCTAACAAAGAACTGGCAGTGGAAGACGCAGTCGCTATTGCTCGTATTGAATATGTCTGTGACTTCATTAGCTCACAGATGAAGATTCTTCGATAAGTTGCTATGGACTCCAAAGCTTACATTCGTAATGCTGAGAAAGTCCACTCACAACTCAAAGAACTAGAGAACGGTTCGTTAGTTACTAAGGATGGATGTAAAATCTATTTCCCTTGTCGCTTTACGGAACGCTCTCTAGGTGAGGTTGGCGTAGAGGTCCGAGTGGTCGGTCTCTACGCTATCGTGGTGGAAGATCTCTACTATGCTGTTTGCAACATCAATGCAAGTATGCGATTGACGCCTAGTGCTGTCAATAAAGTAAAATTCGGTAGTGAGGATTTCTACGAATGTGTCTTTGATAAAGGCGCTATTGTGATTCCGTCACTAGAGTTGGTGAAACAAGACGTGTTGGTTTACCGTATCTATGATGAACTTTTCTCTAAAGGAAACGTTCCATGGTACATTGGTTATGAAGATCTAGGCAATATCTTTGATACTGCTAAGTATCACGCTAATGCAAACGTTGGTAAATCTCCCGAAGTTACTCAACTTTTAGTTTCTCTAATCTCTCGTGATCCGTCTGATCGTACTAAGTACTATCGGACTGCTATTAAATCACGTAAAGATCTAGTAGATAAGCAGCCCGCATACATCCCCTTAAAGAGCGTTACCTACGCTGCTACCAATACTACGAATAAGCTTGCTGGGTCTTATTTCGCAGTAGGTGTTAAATCTGCCCTGGTCGATCCAGCAGACCGCACTGAAAAGATTGAGGAAATCCTCAGGCGTTGACTTTTTAATTCAAGGAAAACAAATGAACAATGTTCGTTTCACCTGCACATCACTTGTCAATGGCAAGAAAGGTATCATTACCCCAGATGAGCACGGTTACTACGATATGGTCATCGGAGGTATGAACATTCTCAATAGTGCTGGTCAGTACTATACCTACGAGGGTGCAAAACAACTCTTCGAAGACTCTAGTACGTTTATGCGTCGCGTCAAGCGCGGTGCACTGCGTGGTGAGGTGGGTCATCCCAAACCACTGCCTGGACAGTCCTATGACGAATACGCTACTCGAATCATCACTATTGACGAACGTAATGTTTGTGTACATTTCGCTGAAGTGTATCTGAACTTTAAAGACTTCAAGAACGATGACGGTACGCCTATCATTGCCATCATGGGTAAGCTCGCTCCGAGTGGTCCCATGGGTGGAATGCTCAAGACTGCTTTGGAAAATCCTAAAGAGAACGTTTGTTTCTCTATTCGGTCTTTCACTGAAGACTATTGGAACAAGGGTGTAAAGTGTCGTGATCTGCGTACCATCGTTACGTTTGATTATGTCAATGAACCCGGTATCCACATCGCAGAGAAATTTAAGAACCCAGGTCTTGAAGTTCTCTCTGAGAGGGTTTTCACTAAGTCTCAAATGGAACGTGCTATCGATCGTCAGACCGTAAGCATGGGTATGGAGTCTGCCGTATTGACTAAGCAAGAGTTGTTTGCATCTTTCGGATGGAAACAAAGCGATAAGCCTACTTACATGAAATGGTAAGATGACAGCATAGAAGCCAGTAATGCCGTAATAGGCATTACTGGCCTTTATGACGCCATTAGAACATAAAGGCCAGGGATTACTCCCTGGCCCCTATGATGGTATCGCAGACGCTTCACAGCAAAGCACTACCTGTTCGCATACCCTAAGCGAAATTACATCAACCCTAAAAGGAGCAGCTTACGCTACCACACTATATAGGGTAAATAAAAATACGATTCTAAATAATTTCAGTCACTTATTATTGAGTTGAGCTTCAGAGTAATGGAAGTCCAATGCAACAGTAAGTTAAAAATTTATCGGTTCACATCCTTTTATGGTGAACTAACTTCACACACAACAGGAAATCATGCAAGTAACTTTTAATGGAATCAAGTACAACCTCGAACGTCTTCTTGCTGGAGGTAAGGAATGCGCAGTAGTTCCTATTAAGCAAGAGCTGTTGGAGATCAACGATGAAACTGTGGTATCCGATCAACTCGGTGACTCACTGGTTATTCTTCGTGAAGGCAAGTACGTGGTCTTGGTTAAGACCAAAGAGCCTTTGAAGGAAATGAACAAATGCCATATGTTGAGCAAGTATGTGCTCAAGAAGGCAAAAGCCGACATCGTCTATGAAAGCTCTCAGACTTTCAATCAAGGACAAGGTGTTGGTTATCGATCTATGGGTAATGCTGACCGCAATCAGCAACGTAACTATAACGATCGCCGTCCAGGCGGGAGGGTTTAGCACGTAAAGTTATCCATAGACAAAAGCGCTTTTTCAACCCTGTATTTTACATCAACAAAGAAGAGTATTAAAATGGCATCCAAGATCACCGATAACGCACAAGCAATCTCCGAAATCGTTCGGAAGGACAGCAAGGTCGTCGTTGAAGGCACCAACGCTACTGTGAACACTCCTGAAGGCATTTGGGAAAAGGCCCTGGACATGGGCGGCGTCGATGCTGAAACCTTCAAGAAAGCCAAGGCTGTTGAAGAAGACTTCGCCACCGGCAGCGCAGATGCAATCGGCAAGCTGGCAGTAACTGCCATGAAGGATCACAAGGATCTGCAACGCGTGCAATCGACCATGTCGATGTTCCATAAGGACAAGCTGCGCGTTAGCGTTGAGCGTGAACGCAGCTACCCTGTACCCAACGATCCTGAAGCAGCTCCGGTGGTAAAGCATGGCGTCATGACTCTCAAGCACGAAGTCTATGGCACGCGCACCAATGTGGGCCAGATCGCTTCGGTGTTCGACAATGTCAACAAGCTCGCTGCTGAAGCACTGAAGAAATAATTAAGCTACCATCGGTAGTTTGAATGAGTTTTAAGAGACCGGGATTGAATCCCGGTCTTTTATGACGCCTGTTATTTTTTATTTGTTAGAGAACCTTGTTAATCCTTTGAGTCGGAGATATCTGATTCTTATGGATTAATAACTTTTAACAACTGGACCATCCATCGTGCAAGAAAACCTGATCCCATCAACAGCGTTAGATGACCCTGATACAGTGTATCAGATGCGCATGCATAACGATCTTTTTAATGAAAAGACTATAGTAATAGAACAACTACAAAAGCACCTTTGCAGCATTGGTAGTAGGCTTGGCTATGAACTGGTATATACTACCAATAAACACGACAGCGTCAATAAACACAAGTACGTTCTGAACTGTTCGGAAAAGAAACCTAAACTCGAAGTTTCTTTCTGTGCTCACTCTCCACTCCATAAAACTATCAACGCTGTAAAGAACCCTCAATCCATCGGTCAGTTCAATCGCTTTTTAGAAAAGCTTGCCAATCAGTTACCAGCACCCGTCAATGGAGTCATTACGGACATGCTGAGAATTATGACTGTTTGTAATGAATGTACCTTCAACATTGATGCATGTAACGATGATTCGGAATCTGTCTTGATTCTCGAAGGCCCTCGGCTGCGTCAGCGCATCGAATTCGTTGTTTATCATTAAACCGGCATATTAGCCAGTACTGCAAAAAGCAGTACTGGCCTTTATGCTGTATCTTTTTTTTTTGGCTTAGATCACTGGAATGATTGGCAACCCAGCCACAGCCAAACGCAGATCATTGTTAGTAGTGCGCTTGATGAATTCAACCATCAAGGTGCCGGTACTGCCCAGAGGCATTCCAACAAAGAGATCTTCGCTCCATTGAGTAATTGGGAACTCTTCACGAGAAGCACCCTTAATGATAACGAAGTGGGTAGGAGTAGGCGCAGTAATTTCAGTCCTGCGATCCATGAGAGGTTTACTATCATGGTACAGTGCTTGCAGCCAGTCTGTCTGGTTAGCAAACGAAGAACTGATATTAACCTTCCACAGATTTGCGTTAACCATAATGGTCTTAGCAAACAAGTTGTTACCATAGAACGGATTCTGACCTGGTTCAAAACCCACTGCCCAATGAGTAGTCAGAGCGTCACCAGGTTCCTTCAACACCACAGCGATTGTCTGTGTATGGATGTATGGTTTAAACGCACCACTGACATCACGCAGGTTAATGCGAACAGACAGATTCTGAATGTTGTTATACGACAGAGGCGAGAACACTTCAGAGTTGGTGTTGTAATAGACGTAAGGTGTGACATCAAAGAGGATGTCACGATTAAGATCCATCATCATCCACTTCATGACATAACCAACACTAGAATCAACCCAGTGCGGATAGCCAAACAGCTTCACAGTGAATGCACCGTTTTGCGGTACAGAGATCAGTCGGAAAGCTTCTGTCACGTATTTGCCATCAGCAGATACAGCACCATAACAAACCTCATTTGTCTCCAATGCGTAAGACAGAGCCAATTGAATCTCTTGTCCAGGAACAGTAGATACAAAACGCTCTAAACCAAGCATCTTGAACTTACCACCATCCACAGGCAACTCAAGAGTATCACCATCACTATAATGAACCACACCAACCATGTTAAACGCCTGCAGAGGGACGTTCAATGGGTATTCCAGTAGATGGGTATCAGATGCACTCAGGAACGCGCTCTTGACGCTGATATGCGAGATGTAACGAGTACCTGCACCGATGTTACGGATGAACGAAGTATTCTCCACAATCAAGGCACGTTTAGTAACGACGTGTCCTTGCTCATTATAAATAACGATCGTAACGAGTTCTCCATCAGAGAGTTCTTCATTCGTGTGACAAACAGAGACACACTTGATGGTGGTGTTAGTATGGTTATCGATAGCAGCCAATTCCAAAGGAATGTTATTCGTCAGGAATTGACCATTGCCATCGTACAGGAAACTCAGTACATGTCCTGTGTTACCTACGTTAGTACCACGGAAAATCTTAGCAAAAGAATTCATAGAGCCATGAATCTTAAGCCGTGCATCCACAGCCATAACGTGAGGAGTAACACTCACATCCAGATAGACGCGATACGAGTCAGAACCAGGACCAATGAGTTCAGAGCCGTCTACTCCAATGGAAGACAAAGGAGTAAGAGTAGGAATCAGAGTAAACGCATCTACTGCGGTTACTTCAAGAGTACTGCGAGTATTACGATCAATCACCCAATCGTTTACTTTAGGTACGTATCGGTTAAGGCCAGGACCACCAGTATAGATTTCATCTAGGTTCCAGTAGCACCACCGTGCGTCTGGATCATACTGGGGTGCAAAGCCATCGGAGCCTGTGATAGCAGGAATAGTAGCCATTCTTATCTAGCCTCGTTGTTTAAGGGTTTTCGATCATGCGTATCGACGGAGACAGTGATACCAGACCGTTGGTATATTCCTGCACTACCTGATACATGAATTGGTATTCGTAGTGAGGCAGATCAATCACATGGTTGAAGCTATGTGGGTGAATCACTACGTAACGCTCGTCTTGTTTGTTCTCCGGCTGAGACGGATCAAAGGCGAGCAAGTACTCATAGCTTTTGCAGATTTCAATGACTTGTTGTCGATTGTAACCATCAGCTAAGTGTGGAATCCTGAGTCTGCCGTGTTTCAGATCAATAATGATCTTGCAGCAAAACGGACTAAAGAGCTGGTAACGCTGTGTAATTGCACTAGGCGCATTACGAGGCGGTTGTGGAATCTTCAGCGTAAGGTAGTTGGATACTTCTTTATCAATGGCTCTAGACATATCGCGCAGAACGTAAGTATCTGACGTTGTATGCGCTTTCACAGGAACTAAGATGTCCTTGACCATGTAAGGTGTACCGTTGAGAGCATTGATAATGCTCACACCAGAATGGAATTCAGAGAAGATCAAGTCTTCTCTCGTTTTGAGAGATCCACCAACAACAATACGCAAGACCTTATCGTCACGAATGTCGTATTTAGAATTGTTAGAAAGCACACCGTGCTCAATAAAACCTAAATCACCTTCTTCCAGTAAGTCACCATTAGGACGACAAAAGCCAGTAAACCTTACGTGAATATCTTGCTCTTCAGATAAAGGCAGTTTCAAGTGTGCTTTATTGACAATGTAGACTTGAGGGAATTTGACAAAGTAATCGAGCCCACGGATCAATGGCTTCTTATTCAAGAACAAATCAATCTGACCCATAGCCACTTGCATAACCCAGTTGGAGATATTACCCTCACGGTTTTGCATTGAAGTCAAGCTAAATGACAACTGGCCATCGAGCATTTGTAGTTTAAAGTCACGAGCCAAGAAGCGAGCATCGCTACGAAGCATCGGATAATGAGTCGGTGCTGGATCAATCCATGTAAACGTTTCGTTTTGCATGGAGTACTTAGTCATATCGCCGGTAACATCTACAAAGTTGTTATTGGGAATACCACCAAAAGCCTGACACATATAAACACGATAGGTGTTCTTGCGTTTCATCGGAGCAGTAGCTACTCCAAACTTCTCATCAAGAATATCACTACCCAAACCAGCAATCAGCTCCACGTATTCAGCATCGTTACTCTCGCAATAATAACGAGTACCAACATAGTGATGACGCCATCCGATCAAGTGTCCGTTAATGTCGTACTCATAAGCGGTACAACCAAACTGTAACTTAAATGGAACATCAACCGCTTTGCGACCAGAGTCGTCTTCAGTCTTAGAAGGTGTATCTGCTAAGATCTTAGAGATAGCGTTATATCCATAAGCGTTCTCCACAACAAGGTTAGTAACCTCACTGCACTTATACCGCATGATAGCGGTATACATAGAACTCTCAAGAGTAGCAGCCTTCCAGTTATCAACAGTAGCGTTGATACCAACCATGGCACCCACGATATCGCTGTCTTGCATTTTGTACAGTTCATGAATACGGTTATTCTCAAAAACCAAAGGCCTTTGGAATCCACTATTACGAATGAAGACCTTAACGTAGAAGTCATTTGGTTCGTAATACTCCCGTGGAGTATTCATCAGTTCAAACGTATCGACATAACGACGAACGTAGGTAGAGACAATAGAGTAATCACGGTGTGTGAGATTACGTAAGGCATCTACGTTGTTCTTGTGATAAAGAACACCACGTTTAGTATTATCAGGCATCTTACGATAGATGTAAACATCAATATCGTCTTGGAAATCAATAGTACCTTCGTCTGCACCAGAGTAGCGCAAAAGGAACTTACGCTTCAAATCCAAAGTGCTTTCAAAGACTGGTAGATCACCAACTTTTAATTCAACTACACGCTTGACACTAGCATCATAGAAAATCTCTACGTTATCGCCAATGTTGATATCTGTATCTTGCCAGGTATCGTAGGACAATCCATTGACAAACAAATGCGTGTGTCCAGGCATTTGAGAATAGTTGGTGTAGGCATCGAAGATGTTGGTCTTATCCTGAGCTGTTTCTAGTGTCTTACCTTCAACGTGAATCTCCTGACCAATCGGCTGGGCACGCACTGAATTGAAGAAAGCGTTCGTATAAACACGCAGATAGATGGGTTCGAAATTAGTATTCAGGAAGATACTAGAGTTGAGCTTAACAGCAACAACCAAGTTATGATCTTCTGTATAACGATAAAAGGTATCGTTACGAGGTACTTGAACGCCAGTAGTTGTGTAGATATTCACAACCATCTTTTGCTGATTACAAGCCTCAGCAAAACTAGTCCAGGTATAACACTTAGTGAATAGGTTGAAAACCAAAGGATGTACACCACCGATTTGGTAGACATGCCAACGACTAGTGCGATCTGGTAATGGAAGATATTTCCAAAGGACACGAGCATGACGAATGCTGCCGTGTCTTGGTGTAATCTTCTTTGGTTCGATAATGAATTGTGTATCCTGGTTAGGGGCACACCAGACATTACGCAATGCGTGATCTTTGATGAAATCTTGATCCATTTTGTACTCTGTCTTATTGGAATAAAAACAGCATAGAAAAGAGCACGGTTGGTCCGGCTCTTTTCTAGCTGTCTACGTTGTTAGTAAAGTTTCGACAAGAGAACCTTCAGACTCCGAGTGAATTCCACTTCACCTTTATTACCACGATAACGCTCACAGATGCGAGCCAACGGGGAGTTCTTGAAGGTACGCTCAACCAATCCACCGTACACGATAGAGACAAAGGTAGGAGGATGCTCAATTGCCACAGCAGCCACACCCTTTGCATTGGTACCATACCAAGTACTAGAGATGATAGCTACCATCAAACCATGGTTCAAATCGTTCAACCGTGGATTTTCCGTTACGACACGAGCAGCATCACAGAAGTCTTGAATGTTCCCCATCTTCTTGGCTTGATCGAGCACATCAAAAACCATCTCGCTAGTAGCAAAGGTAGCTTTAGAAATCAATGCAGTCATCTTTTGCTTTTGCAATTCCGAGAACTCATTCTCTTCAGTGTAGAGACTCATGTAAAGCAAACCAGCAAGAATAGCCAAGATCTGTTGATCCTTGCGATCCAAAGCAAATCGCTGAGCAATGTTCTCAGAGATCCAGCTGCAGTAAATAGACAGCAAGTTACTGGATAAGTACTTGATATCGTTGATACCACCATTCATCCAGTGAGCGGTCAATGCAGTACGCATCTTCATCAAAGAAAACTCTGTCTGATTCTTAATTAAAAGATCAGCAGTATTTTGACTAGTAGTATGACTACCAGCCAGAAAAGGACGTACGTCACCGATAATGAACTTTTGATTCTCCCGGCTCTTCATGCCAGGGAACGTCACAGCAATCGGATGGATATAAAACGGTAGTGCTAATTCTTCAGCACTATGGTTACTAATCAAGGAAGGGTTGTACTCACCAGGTTTCTCAGTAAAACCTACAGCAGGCAAACGCATGTTCTTCAGAGCAAAGTCGTTGCGAATAATTGCTTCTTGTAGTGCCGCAACAATCGGTGCAGTCACAAAGCCTTGGCCAACCGTGGTGTCGTAAGCGGTAGCAAAAATGGTCATCTTAAAGGTCCTCAGTTCTTTTTACTCAAAAGTTTCTAGGTAGACTGAAGCACCAGCTACCGGGTTAGCAAAATATTCTATGACAAATGTAAAAATCACTATTGAAGATAATATTCACCAAGGAGGTCTCATCCTCAACAGACTACTATTCTCTGTCGCTGTAAAAAAATGAAATAGGTATGATCCGGGTCTTTCGTAATAAAAATTCCTGAATCTTTCTCAACACATCATTTCGAAATGTTGCCTGAGCTGCTAGTGGTCTCCTGGACCCTGGCTTTATGTTTTTTCTATAGGAGATCCATAGATGTCGTACAACGCGATCATCAATGCGGCGCCGATGACCAACATGCTTGGTACTCAGGATCTGAGTACTCGGCAAGTTCCCCGTGAACCGGAAGCCATTCCCACTCATTGCCCGAAAATCTATCTGTACGCCAAAAAGGGTCCCACGACTCCTCAGCTTGCAGTTGGTGCTTCTCGCTCGCTGATTTACGGCGAAGATACTTTTGACGTTCGTCAGAAGTGGGCTAACCATGCGACTGTGTTTGCTAACGGCATTAATGCCGAAGGCAATGCAGCCATGTATCAACGTGTTCTGCCTACGGACGCAGGTCCGGAAGCTAACATTCTCTTGTCCCTGGACGTGCTTGAGACGACTGTCGATGATTACGAACGTAATACCGATGGTTCTATCAAGATGAACGGTGTGACTGGCCTGCCTGTGATTGTTGGTAGTCCTATCCCTGGCTTCAAGGTGAAGTGGCATGTCACGCACATTAACACTGCAGCCGGTATGTCCGCCTGGGGTGCAGCTACTATCACTGCTGGTGATCAAGTGGACGGTGCTACGACCTCGCAGCGCTATCCTATCGCTCAATTCAAGATGTCCTACGTTGGCGAAGACGGTAACAATACCGGTATTCGTCTGTGGGCACCAAACGCTACCACTGGTGGTGGCTTTGATAAGCGTGTTCTGGCTCGTGAAAAGGTTTATCCTTTCCGTGCATCGGTGATTCGTCGTAACACCAAGACCGGTACCTCTAAGGTTACCGAGACCTTGTTTGGTGAACAATCCGTTCTGACTACCTTCAAGCAAGGCGTGATCAATCCGATCACCGACTCGAAGATGTCGTTCGATGAAGTGTTCCTCGATGCCTATCGCAATCTGACCGATCTGCGTTATCCTCCTCTCTTCGGTGAGTTCGGTGATGCTAAGGTTTATAGCGGTAATATCCAAACTCTGCTGGACATGTTCTACGCAGCCGAAAAGGATTACATCGACAACTCTGTCAACGCTGCAAGTATCAAGCACGATTTCCCATCTGCCGCTGGCGTAACCGCTGGTGACGAATGGCTGTTTAACATGCTCACTGGTACGTCTACGGAAGCTTATCCGTATCACACGTTCCAAGTGGTCTCCGGTACTGGTTCGACCCGTTTGGGCGAATCCGTCAACATCTATGCTACTGGTTCGTCTGACGGCACGATGAATGACACCCTGTTTGCTGATCTGGTTGCTGAGAAGGCTGTCGAGTATCTCGACCCCAACAACAACCTGATGGACATTGCAATGAACGTTGAGTCGATTCTGTACGACTCTGGTTTCCCTCTGGATACCAAATACGCTCTGTGCTCGTTCATCTCTCAGCGTAAGGATACCTTCGTTGCTCTGTCTACGCATGAAGTCGGTGGTATGACCCTGACTGCTTCGGAAGACAACTCTGTGGCTATCGCTTTGCGTACTCGCCTGGAAATGTATCCTGAGTCCGATTACTTCGGTACCCATGTGATGCGTGGTCTGGTGATGGGTCGTTCTGGCAAGATCCGTGCTAGCCAGTACAACAAGCGTGTCTCTCCCCTGTATGAAGTGGCTGTGAAATCTGCTCGCTACATGGGTGCCGGTAATGGTCGTTGGAAGCCTGGTAAGAACTTTGATGGCGCTCCTGGCTCTATCCTGGATCTGATCTATGACGTGAGCGTTTCTTGGACGCCTGCTTCTGTGCGTAACCGTGACTGGGATGCTGGCCTGAACTGGGTGCAGACGTACGATCGTCGCTCCAACTTCATTCCTGCACTCAAGACTGTGTACAACGACGACACGTCGGTGCTCAACAGCTATTTCACTGCAATGGCTATCTGCGAAATCAACAAGGTGTGCAAGCGCGCATGGCGTTATTTCTCGGGCGTCAGCAACCTGACCGATGGTCAGTTGGCAGAGCGTGTGGACGAATTCATCAAGCGCTATACCCAAGGCCGCTTCGATGACCGTTTCATCATCGAGCCTGAGACGTACTACACGGAAGCTGATACCGCTCGCGGTTACAGCTGGTCTACCCGTGTTAAGCTGTATGCACCGAGCTTGAAGACGGTTATGACGACCTATGTTCAGGCTTATCGCATGAGTGATTACCAGCCACAGGGCTGATAGTCTAGTGTCCCACTCAGGGGAGAAATCCCCTGAGTGTTAACTAATTCCTGAACATTCAAATAAAGAGGTCAATATGGCACGAATCACGGATTCTTTGCTGGAAGGCAAAGTCTTCTCCAAGGGTAGTACCCATCCGATGCTCAACCCGGTCTATGGCGGTCAACAAGGCTATGGTCCGGATCTGCGTCAGTGGGTTAACAATGCTGCATATGTGCAGCGCAACGTCTTCGCTCTTTTGATCGAAGCGCCACGTTTCTTCCGTTATCTGGAAGACGGTCAACTGTGGACCTCGTGTCTGCGGTCGATGATTGAACTGCATCCCAAGTCGATCGAAGGCCTGAACTCGGGTCTGAAGGTTGATGTGGGCGACACCCCTGTGGGTGGTGCTGGTGAAGTGCAGGAAGAATTCATCAATGTGACTCGTGATCGGTCGAACCCTGTGTTCGCTTATCATGAAAAGTACGGTCGTCCTTTCCAGACCTTCCTGGAAAACTGGATTACCTACGGCATGATGGATCCTGCTACGAAGGTTGCCAACATTGGTACCCTCGCTGGCGATCGTCCTACTGACATGCTGCCTGATCAGTACGCTATGACTGTGCTCTTCATTGAGCCTGATCCTACGCACCGTAAGGTTATCAAGTCGTGGCTGTGCACCAATATGTTCCCCAAGGGCACTGGTGACATTACTGGTAAACGTGACCTGACTACTTCTCTGAGCTTGCAAGAACTCTCCATCGAGTTCACTGCTCTTACGCAAGTGGGTCTGGGTGTGAACGTCATGGCTCAAAAGCTGATGGACACCATCAACGTTACCAATGCTAATCCTAACCTGCGTGCTGCGTTCATTCAAGAACTGGCACAAGACGTTAGTGCTGCCAAGACTGGTTACCAGCCTCAAGTGCAAGACTTCGGTCAGACTGCTATTCAGCCTTCGTAAGGCAAACTCTCATAAAAGCCATAGCCCTAAAAGCTATGGCTTTTATGCTGTAATGTTAAATGATACGATTTAATTACAACTACAACAGACCATGATTTTATTTGCAGAAGACTGGTTAAAGTTTCCAACGGCTAAGCCTGATTGGGACACAACTAATAAAAGTTACGTAGAGTTAGCTAAGCTCTATAAGTACATGGGCATTGCTAATCACGCATTTCACTTAGCGCTGATAAACCCTCAGTTAAAAGATGTAGACCCTTTTAGTGAAAACCTATCACTAGAGACCATGGCTGCTATTGCTCTGGAATGCAAGATTAATCCTTGGTATTACTTTAGGGAAATTGCACGAGTGCCTGGTGGTTCCGGTGAAGATGCTGTACCGCTTAGAGCCAATCGCGGTAACATTGCTTTGTTCTGGAGTTTCTTCAATCACATTACAACGTTTCTTATTCAGATTCGTCAGACTGGTAAATCAGTGAGTGTGGATGAGTTAGCTACTTATCTCTTGAACGTACGGTGTCGTGGCACTGACATTAACTTGCTTACTAAAGATGAGACTCTTCGAGTAAACAATATTAAGCGACTCAAAGAAATCGATAGTGAACTCCCCTTCTATTTAAAACAACGTACCAAAAGTGATGCTAACAACACGGAAATGCTCACTGTTAACGCATTGAAGAATCGTTACGTTACTCACCTACCACAAGCTTCTCCTAAGCTTGCTAATAACGTGGGTCGTGGTTTGACCTCTTCTATTACTATCGTGGATGAAGGCCCATTCCAGCCTAACATTGAGATTGCTGTACCGGCTGCTTTCGCTGCTGGTACAGATGCCCGTGAACGTGCTGCGCGGGCAGGTGAACCCTATGGAAATATCTTCACTACGACTGCCGGTAAGAAAGATGAAAAGGGTGGGAAATACATTTACGACATTCTTTGCGATTCTGCCGAATGGACTGAGAAGTTCATGGATGCTAAAAATCATGCAGACTTAGAGCGCATTGTTCGTGCTTGTGCTCCTGGTAAGAAGTTCTATGTTAATATTACTTTGAACCATAAGCAATTAGGCAAGGACGACGCATGGCTTCGTAGGGCTATTGAAAATACTCCAGGTATTACTCCAGAGCAAGCAGACCGAGACTTCTTTAATAGATGGACTTCTGGTTCTCAGACTAATCCCTTGTCTATTGAAGACCTTGAGAGGATTCGTAATAGTCAATCAGAACCAGTTTTTGTGTCTATTGCTGCTAAGGGCGGATACGTTACTCGTTGGTTCATTCCAGAGAACTGTATTGCTGAGAGATTAGCTAACGGTAAGTATCTCTTCACTATGGACACGAGTGAAGCTGCTGGCAATGATGATATTTCTCTACGACTCATTGACGTAAAGAATGGAGAGACTATTGCTGCGGGTACTTATAACGAGACTAACTTAATCACCTTTGCTGAATGGGTTACTGAGGAATGGTTTATTAGGTATCCTAACATCGTTGGAGTGATTGAGCGTAGAAGCACCGGCTCTACGCTTTTAGATCATTTACTACTCATCCTACCATCAAAAGGAATTGACCCCTTTAAACGCCTGTTTAACCGCGTTGTGAACGATTATGACGAGGAACCCGAACGGTTTAAAGAGATTCAACTACCAATGGGTAGAAGATCTCAAGATGTTTACGTGAAATACAAGAAACATTTTGGCTTTGCAACCTCTGGCTCTGGTATTACTTCTCGCTCTGAACTGTACTCTAGTGTCCTTCATTCTGCTGCTAAACAAATTGGTGATAAGGTCAAAGACAAGAAGACTATCGATCAAATTACTGCATTGATCGTAAAGAACGGTAGAGTCGATCACCCAGCAGGAGAACATGACGATATGGTTATCGCATGGCTCTTGGGTCATTGGTTCATGACTAAGGCTAAGAACTTATCGTTCTATGATCTGCCCCAAGGATATGTTCTGTCTCAGGTTAAGCAAAAACAGATGGAAACTCCTGCAGAGACTTATCACAACAGACTGCAGTTGCAGTATCGTGAGAAACTCAAAGAAGTATTGGAAAGACTCAATGGTGAGTCTGATTATTTCATTACTCAAAAGCTTGAACAAGAAGCAAGACACTTAAGTACTCTTATTGAGACTCAGGAATCTGAAACTCTATCTGTGGATGATCTTATTCGCAATATGCGAGAAGAGCGTAAACGCAACAAACCAGCCGGTGCTGTCGGTGGCATTTACAATAGACAGAACTCTGGTGGATTCTACGATAGGTATCACAATCCTAATTTACTTGCTCAACAGCATCGTGATCCTACTCAGTTTAATTTAAACGACTTTGTATAAAGACGGCATACAAGCCAGTACCAGGGTAATCCCTGGTACTGGCTTGTATGTTGATTTCATATGTGACTGAGCTTCTTGAGTCTACTGATAATGACATCAATATAAACATTGATTAGTTGAGTACGATGTGATTTTGAATCAAGTGACCATGAAGGTAACTCCGGCAGATAAACACTCTCACTCGTTACTTGTCGTAACTTATCGTGTCCATCACCATCACATACTGAACTCACCTTATAAACTCTAAAGCTCTTGTCAGTAATCCACCAACGTCTAAAAGACATTTTGTAGATAATGACTTCACAGTAAACAACCATGTAGTGGTCTTTAGTTCTTATTTCAGTAAGGATCTCTCTTCCTATGTGTGATGGTTCTAGGCATTGCATGACCCATCTTCCCATAAGCAAGAAGACCATACGCCGCCATAGACCAACCATTGCTTCCCGAATCATTGGACGCCACTATAATGGGACATTGTGAAAGCACGAATCACAATGTACAGCAAAACAGCAGTACGAACGCTAGCGATAGCACTAGCGTTTTTGGTGGAAGTAGCTTTTCTAATAATACTCTCAGCCAGTGTACGAATCTCAAGGAGATCTTTATCATTAGATTTAGAGGAAGTATAGATACCTTTGAGTCTTGAGAGTAACACGCTCAGATCGTTAGTTTCCCTAAAGACTGTACGGTTCTCAGACAGGTAAGTAAAGCTGTGTAGTAGAGTCTTCTCTACTAAGTCTTCTACATCCTTAATGCCTGCAAACTTATAGTTTACACTGCACCATTTCAGAGTTTGATGTACAAGCTTAGGAGAAGCAGTATGTACAATCTTCTCTATCACATCTAGGATCTCTTGCTTGATGAAGGTATGTTCATCACCAATGATCGAATGCATGTAACGAGTATAGACAGTAAGGCTCTTAGTTTTATCCTTCAGAATCTGTTCTCCATCATGTTCAAAGAGCATGCTGGTAGTTTTGATTCGATCGCCTTGTGCCTTGACCTTGAGCATCATTCCGTAGATGTTCTTGATCATGTCACGAATACGGCCTTGAGAGTCGTTGATCAGATAAACAATCTGGTCATCGTCATCATAGGACAGGAACGTTTTATAATGGATGCTATCTTCACCAATGAGCTTTTCGCTGCGTGCTTCCAAAGTAGCTTGCCATGAGCCATATTGCTTAATGGAAAACTTATTGTTCAGCTGAGCATAGGTAGCCTTAGCTAGATTGGGATCTGCAGGATACCTGAAGGAATTATAAAGCACACTAGTGATAAAACGATAATACAAGATCAATGCACAGTTGAGCATTGCATCATGCTTTACTTTATCTGGTAAGCTAGATACAGCGAACTTATGAATAAGCCACATGCAGGTTTGATTAAAGGAATCACGAGATACGTGCCACTCTGGCCGAATAGCTTTCACGTTAGCAATCTCGTCTTCTAATTCCAGTTCGTCAATCTTCAAGACATCGATAAAGAACTTATCCTTATCTTGAGGAGTAAAGCGAACCACATGCACTCCGGTGAGATTACCACCGAAGAAAGACATGTGATCTTCGTTCTTATTAATGAATTCGATTTGAAAGTCTGAGATACGTTTAGCCAATGCAACATCGGCTTTAACGTGTCCACAGACCTTCTCGAAAGCGGCCTTAATTTGGCCGACTGACTTAGACATTTTTAAACCAGGCTACGCAGATGGTTAACCAGACCACCAATACCGTGAACCACAGTGACGCCGAATGGTTTGTACAGCGATTCAGCAGCAACATTAAATTGCTCTTCGTCATTGTATAGCGAGTTCTTTCCCACGTCACCACCGATTTGCACAAATCGTTTCGTGATATCAACACCCATAGTCTCACCTTTGGGACTGGCTGTGATAACCATAATGACTTTCTTATCTGTGTTCTGTGCAACGTTTTGCACATTTTCAACTACCTCAGGCATCAGTGCAGCTCCTGGGGTAACGAGATAAGCTTTAGTCGTTACGTTTTCCGGCTCATGCAGTTCATCAGCAAAATCAAACTTATTACCTACCGGATCATTGAGTCCGCCAGTGGATTGAGCCAAGACCATTTGTAGGGCTTGCTCTTCCAGCTGTTGAGATTCAGTAGCAACAACGGGTTCACTAGGGGCTGGCACTTCTTGGTCATCGGTACCTGTCAGTTCTTTCTTAGCAAAACAATGCGTAAGAACACGGGTATAGACTTCCGACAATGGACCAGTCAGCATCACAGTTTCCTTGACGCCTTGGCCTTCATCGTAAGTGAAGGAATTGTCTTTCTTCTCTTCGGTATTCTCAGCCTTAGAAGCACTACTGGTATCTACTGCCTTAGCGATTGGTTCGCTAGCATTTGGATTAGTGGTAACGTGACCAGCGTTGACTACTTCGATATTACTCATTTGAAATCTCACTCTTTGTTTGTATTAACGGAAACCACCGAGCATTGTGCGAATTAGGCGTTCATGAGATTCACGATCGTTCATAAACGCAACACGTTGCCAAGTGCCTAAAAGATATTCCTCGTACTGCTGTTCTGAATCAGCGTACATATCGACTACCTCTTTAAACCTACCAAGTTCGAAACCACCCTCAATTCGGGCCTTGTCTAACTTGATGGTATATTCGTTGTGAATGTATGCTTTTACAGCCAACTCACACAACTTACAAAAGTAAGGAATACTCCTCATTTGTAGATGTGAGAAATTTTCATCATTTCCAAGAATACAACGTAGCAAGCCAGTGCCAGTAATAGCTTGTACTTCCCGAATCATCACGGTATTCTCAGCCACAAGCTGTACTCGTGCAGATGAAGGAACTGGTTGAAGGTTCATAGCGTCCATAACCGCTTTACCGGCAACCAAACTGGGAGTAACACTACAAGGCAGGTAGTTGCCTTGTGATGTTAGTTGTTGTGCAGCAGAAGCATTGAGATAACTCAAACTCAATACGCTAGTGATGCTGCGTCCTTGTGTTCTATCTTTCGGGATATGGAACACCATTACAAACCGGTCAGTAATTTCAGGAGAAAGTCCTTCAAGCGAAACTAATGCCTCAGTACCACCGACCAGATCACAATCTACCATCACCCTAGGACGGATGACCTGATTGATGATTTGTTCATCCATGGTTACGGGAGTATCTCTCCAGCGATAATGTTTGGGTTGAAATACCTCTGTCAATACCTCTCGTGGAATACGATAAAGAATTTCATTGACTGCTTTGACGATAGGATTCATCTGTAGATCCCCTTAATCCAAATAATTTCAGTGATATATCACTACTATGGTAAGACTATAAAACGTCAGCCATTCTTAACTGCAAGGAGTAAGTATGAAGAAACAAATTCAGCTAATTACTGGATTGTTGTTGTCTTTTCTGATTGCCGTAGTCTCTGGCTATGCAATCGCTCAGACCCTCACACACGATGAGAACGACACCGTAGAAACCGAAGTGTACATGAAAATGTCTTTGGTTGAATGGGTAAAGGAAAACGCAAAGCGTCCCCTGCCATTAGAGAGCGCTACATTCATTATTGACAAGGTCTATGAGGTAGCCAAAGAACATAGCATTGATCCGTTACTGATACTCTCGGTGATGCATGTGGAATCGGAATTTCATCCTAAAGCACAATCTACCCATGGTGCTAAGGGATTGATGCAGGTAGTGCCTTACTGGCACAAAGATAAACTCAAAGGGCGTAACCCCCTGAAGATGGCTGTATCGATTGAGGTCGGTACTCGCGTGTTGCACGATTGTCTTGTCCGAGCAAAAGACAATGTGAATCGTGCACTCATTTGTTATAACGGTGGAGGTGATAAGAAATACCAGATGAAGGTGGCTAAATCCCATAAGCGTGTCAGTGCTCACTTGATTGCACAACGCTTTGATAAGGAACTGCCTATTGCATCTGTTGGAAACTTTCACAAAGGAAGGGTACAGTTCCCTTCTAACAATGCTTTGGTCTTAGCTGATGCTAAGTACTAAGTAATAAAGAAGACTATTGTAATATCGGGTATCCATAATGGATACCCGATTATGATCTGTTTTCTTTTTTGATATAAAATGAATAAAAAATTATTCAGAAATATATCATACACATGGTCACGATAATAAGTGTCCTTAATCTTCAAAATTTATACGAAGGAAAATAGCATGACTGGTAAAGTAGTTCTGTACGCCTGTGGCGGCGCTGGCATTAATATCGCTCAGCACTTTGAGAGCTTCCGTGGCAAAGCTGCTGAAGGCGGTTTTGCTGAAGTACAGACTGTCTATGTCGATACTTCTCGCTCTAACCTGCCAGCAAAGGCAAGTCCGGATGCTTTCTACTTGGTGGAAAACCTGGATGGTTCCGGTAAGGTTCGTGCAGAGAACCATCGTGAAATCGCTGAAAGCATTCACGACATCTTGCTGAACTTCAAACCTGGTGACCTCAACATCGTGATGTCGTCTCTGTCGGGTGGTTCTGGTTCTGTGATTGCACCATCTCTGGTGTCTGAGCTTTTGCAGCGTGATGCCAATGTGATCGTGATTGGTATTTCCAGTGTGGACTCGCGTATTGAAATTGAAAACAGCATCAAGACTTTGAAGTCCTACGAAGCTGTCTCCAAGATGCGCGATAAGCCTGTGGTTTTGGTACACTATGAAAACAGCGAAACTGAACCGCTGTCTGCCGTGGATACCCAAGCTCGTGAAGCAATCGTTCGACTGGCTGCTCTGTTCTCGCGTCAAAACCGTGAACTCGATTCTGCAGACCTGCGTAATCTGCTCCAATACAACAAGGTCACTGACTCGAAGCCTAAGGTTGTTTCCATGGTTTTCCAGTCTGGCTCTGTCGTACGCGGTAAAGCACATGTGATTGCTGTGGCTACCTTGACGACCGATGAGTTCTCGTCGTCGCCTGGTACTCCTGTGGGTTATCGTTGCACTGGTTATATCCGTCCGGATAATGCCAGCAACATCAACCTGACTGCACCCATGCATTACGGTATCTTTGATGGCCTGGTGCTTGAACACTATAGCCGTCTTTCGTCTTGCCTTGAAAAGTTTGACGAAGCTACGCTGGCTAGTCGCCGTACCACCAGTAGCTTGCTCAGTGGTAATGACAAACCCACTGATAATGGGCTTGTTCTGTAAGCTAATTAAAACAGTGTAAAAAAGACACCGCTCTGTAATACTACGGAGTGGTGTCTCTATGCTGAAAACTTTTAATCTTCGCCTATGAAAATCATTGTTATTGTTAATGTAAAAGATCTAGTCGAATTGACAAAACCAATGGTTTTGAAAGCGTTTGATGACAATGTAGTTCCTGTAGACTACTTAGATAACTGGTATCAGTGGGCTTTCACTAAGCTTCTGAAAGATACCCTGTGTCTACCAGGCTTGGTTGACTACTGTGCTCCCAACAATACGTTCAACAACGTCTACGGTACAGTAGAGAGACAACTCAGCCATTACGTAAAGTCAAGCATCCATCCGACACAATGGACTGCACTAAACGAGTGTGAACTCGTCAAGACAGTTTTCATTGGAACAGATTTGTATATTTTTAACTGCACACGAGTATGAACAAAAACGAAGTCGAAGATCCTAATAGCTTGCTAGTACCAAAAGAGGCAATGGTTCTGCAGCTACAGGACAATGCTTGGAAACTCAAAGCACTCTACGGAGAAGCTTTCATTGATCCACCAGCAGGTCTTTATTTACCTGGTAAAGCAGAACCCTTTATTTCAGACAGCAGTGTTCTGTTTGTAAAGTCTGATCCAAAGCCATTCACTATCCTTACCAAGGATATCAGTACGATTGAAGAAGATATCTATAATCGTTCTGGTATTTGTGTATTGCCATTGAAATCAGCACCACGCTGCAAAGAAAACATTCTAACCAGACCGACACTTCCAGTAATGGAAATCACTCTACTGCGTTATTTCTTTGAACACATTGTTCATTCACGTTGCCGCTGGGCAGTAAGGACTGGAACAGAGAATAAGATTCTCCAGTGTTTTAAACCAGAGTACCGTTATATCTATACTGAATTTCACATTGAAGACACGATTGATAAGTCTCGTGAGATCCTCATCAATTTTATTGGTGATGATGTCTGGAATTATTACTTCTTCAAAATGTACAACGCAAACTTGATCATTGAGAAATCAGTGGATCACCGAATCTATGAGTGGACTAAACTTCAATATGACCTGGCTAACCCCACAAGCGCCGATTAAGACTAGTGTTTTGATACACATTGGCATGGATCTATCCCAAGTGGTTGTTGAGACGCTACAGGCTTTTGAGTCTGTAGTGGTCATGAATGATCCAGTCAATGGCGTATCTAATTTTATTCTTGATGAAAGTCGGTACATAATCAAGAGTATTATTTATCAAGTGTGCAAACAGTTGATAAAACAGATCCAGAAAGAAAGCCCCGGTAACGAAACGTTCAATGAGCAACTGAACGAACCCATTATCGGGATTATTAAGAGTGCTGGATATACAGACATACAGCATGGCAAAGAAATGGAAATGGCATTATCTATTATTCATGTAATAGAAATGTCATTCCTAAGAACAACGACTGTGGTGTTTCCAGGGTTAGACGATAAGACTAACTACTGGATTGAAGACTTTCAATGTAATCTAGGTTCAGCTAACGATAATAACTTGCTCGCCATGGTTTCAGTACGAGACTTTACATGACACAAACAAAGGATAATCAATCAGAAGAAGTTTGTGATGTCTTGATTGTTGATCTATCGAGCTTATGCCACCACTATGACAGTGGTGGCTTTATGCCTTTATCAAAATACTTAAGCATAGAGGAACTTCTTCAAACACTTTGTATAGGTGTTAGTGTTGGTACTCATTCTGATGTGTGGTCTTTATTAGACTCCCAGTTAAACATAGACACTAATTCAGAAGTTCTGATATCGATAGACCAAGCAATTGGTAAATTCCACAACATGCTGATTGAGCAATGTCTTTCTCTTTTCAATGATAAAGCTTATTCTTTCTACAAATTTGAGAAGCTCGTAGGTTTTACTGGTTTCATCAAAGGTTATCCCGATGATTGAGCAACAAGCAAAAAATACACCAATTCAGTATATCCTATTGACAGATGAGACCATGGATGATACCATGGTCTTACGAGATATCATCAATTTTATCAACCGTGACGATGTTTTCACTATTGACTTAGAAGCTGCATTGGACATTCTGTTTGGTGCAATCAACGATGTCGTTAGTGGTGATATAGATTCTGGACAGGTAGCACATTGGATTGTCTTTGAAACCTTAGACTATAGGGAAGTATCTGAGATGCATCACATGCTCAATGCGTTACTCGTTGCGTATCTAGATTCACTCATCAAACGGTTAAGAGCAATAGGGTTCTTACCAAATGGACGTTTACCGTATGTTTTTAAGAAGGTCTCTGGAACAGGGATTATCCTGTTACAATGGTCCGGTGATTTTAGTGGATATTGATTTCTTTATCAGTACTATTAATGAAATCGGTTCTAGACTCGGCATCGTTTTAGATGACGAAGAAATACTAGGTACTATCTTGACTAGTCTGGAGAAGAAATCCAAAGCGATAGAAGAGTTAGAGTTAAGACTGCTTTGTGTCTCTAATGACTTTGGCCTTGGTGATACCCTGCATTGGTTTAGTAGTGACGAACATACGTACTTACTAAATGAGTGTCATAGTTTGGGTGTAAGACTTTTTCATCAGATGAATACTCTTGGACTTTATAAAGGAGACGATCTGGTATTTGGCTATCATAGCCGTACTACTCCAAAGTTGGCTGCCTTTGTAGAGAAAAGAAAAGCTTTAACATCAGATGTGGTAGAAGAATACAGAAAGAGTAAACCATGGAATTGGACCCCCAACGACACATTCGTGTTCTAACTGAGAACGATGCAATCTTCAGTGAGTTTGTGCATCTGATACCACACACACTTAACGTAGTTCAAGTTTTTGAGCTGATCAGGCAACTCTTTGATAGAATGCATGGCGACTTCAATCAGTACACAGCTAGTACGTTAGTTGCACCACCAAAACTTGAAAACCTTTATTTGGTTCCTGCAATTATTTCATCTGGTGGTATCATTAAGATTACAGATGCGTATAAGGCCGCTGGCGTTAGGGCTTTCTTCCTTTGTAACCAGTACAAATTGTTTGAACCAGATGGTAAGTTCAAGTTCTTTTTGGAAAACATAACAGAGAGACACTTACTACTTCAATACGACAAGGATTATTAAATGTACTCGTTTCAAATTGGTAAGGTCTATAGTTTTGATACTATAGCACCTGCTCACTTAGGTGAGACTTTCAAGAATGTAAAGATCACTGGACTACTCGATTACAATAACGCTATCAAGCGTTCTAATATCGATGTATTACAATCAGCAATTCGCCCATATCTGCCATCCGGTACTCCTAACGATCCACGGGATTATACCTACCTGTTGTTTGAAACCGAAACCGGTAACACAATAGCCATGGCTTATCCATGGATTCGTGAAGCTACTATTCAAGAGACCGTTAACCAGGTAGTAACGGCTTCCATCTTTGGAGCATCAGCTAATGATGCACAGAAAATCAAGGCTATTTTAGCATTGGCTGGATACAACAACGTTACGCTACAAATAGCTAACATTGGTTCTTCTAGTTAATAGTATGCGAAACTCCATTATTGCGTCTAGCAGCGCCAGAAAGCAAACATGTCACAGACTTATCCCTTCACTGGTTTAATGCTGTTCAGATGGATTTTGGAGTTAGCATAATTTGCGTGGTATAAACGCGATCTTGTTCCCGAGGTGGCTAAAGGTTGAGTCCTACAATCTTAGAAGTGTTGCCACGCAAGGACGATACGACCAAAGACCTACAATTGTTAGCTCCGTGCTACTGTCCCATCAAAGCGTTGTCTGAGATGCATCACCGTGTTTTACCGGTTGAGTCGACTAGTAGAGCGACCTGCAGATTGCAGGATAGACTAAGCTGACAAAGGTCTCGTATCTGTATTGGCTCTTGCCAATATTAACACCTCGGGATATTTTAATGAGTCGTGGCGTGTCTTGCATCTATCCCCTAGGTACTTCGGTGCCTAGGGGATTTATGCCGTACCTTTATTTTTTATTGATTTGACCAATGAAATGTACAAGCATAACAGAGGACGCCATGACTTTCATCAACCCTTTTATTCCGGGTGTAGAATCTTACAAACGAGACATTCAACCAATCAAACACTATGTCTCTCAGGCTGCTAGTTATCTACATATTGAAACTGGTAAACCACTGAACGAGTGTGAAGCTTTTGTAAGAAACGGTTTGAAGAACAAGAGATTTGAAAACGTTAGGGATCCAAAGGTTAAGTTTCTAAAGCGTCAGGAAAACGGTGATCGAGTAATGGAAGAGTGTGGTCTTATTGAATATATCAATGAGACAGTAATCTCCGGTGAGTTATTGGCTCCTACCATGACTACGTATTTGCCCACTAGTACGAAGAAGTCAGTGCTGATGGAATACATTGACGATAACGTTAAGAAACGTGGTGTTGCTAAAAAGGCTATGTTTGCTGCCGAAGCTCGTGGTGATAAGATCACTGAGTTCTTTGAAGATATCAATCAGCGTAATACCAAACTCAGTAACAACGCTATCTCTGGTGCACACGCTAGTGCATCTACACCTTTGTATAATCAAACATCTCACTCGACTCTCACTTCAAATTGTCGACTGACATCTGGTTATGGTAATGCTAATAACGAAAAGCTTCTATCAGGCAACCGTCATTACTGGGCACCCGATATTGTTATTAATAACATAATCAGTATTACCAACAATACTGATTATAAATTGTTAGAAAGCGTAATGGAGAAATATAATCTCCATTATCCAACAGTAGAAGAAGCCGATGCAGTTATTCATTATTCGAGTGAACTGTACTGGCGTAGCAAGAAATATGACGCAGCTATTCTTTCATTATTGTCGAAACTGACTCCCATCCAAAGAGCATCTTTTGTATATACGGGAGATCTCTACCACGTCATGAAGTTTAATAACGACTTCATGAAAGATTTCATTAGTAAGTTGTCTAGTAAAGCAATTCAAGGATTTGAAGGTAATCTAGATTTCGATGAGAAGAGCAAACGTCTTGCTCAGATTAAAGATATCGGTGAAGATTACATGAATCTAGCACACCAAATCTGTGCTGAGGAAATGAAAGGTCGTGGTAAGGATTACTTTAAGATGCAGCAATCTGGTGCAGAGAAAGAACTGCGCACTGTGATTGCTACTGCTTTTAATGTGATGAATGCCATTACTGAGTATGAAGACTTTATCCGAATGACAATGGTCAGTGATAATGTTCCTGCTTCAGTATCTCATTTCCCTAATAGTATCCGTAGATCAGCATTGACATCAGATACTGATTCCACTATCTTTACCGTACAAGACTGGGTGATTTGGTTTAAAGGAACAATCTCTTTTGATGCTCAAGCAATCGCTGTGGCATCTACTATGATCTTTCTGGCATCACAAGCTATTGTTCATGTATTAGCACGTATGTCTGTAAATGCTGGATTTGAAAAGGACCGCACTTATCAAGTAGCAATGAAGAACGAATTCTTCTTTCCTATCTTTATTCCTACTAAGGTGGCTAAGCATTACTTTGCTATCATTAGTTGTCAAGAAGGTAACGTCTACGATAAACTTAAAACTGAGATTAAAGGTGTTCACCTTAAATCTTCTAATGCTCCTAAGAAACTGACTAAAGCAGCAGCAGATCTCATGTATGAAATCATGACTACTGTTTATGAAGGTAAGAAAATTTCATTGGCTGGTGTTCTTAAGAAAATAGCAGACATTGAGCGTGGTATCTATAGTGGTATTGCTACTGGTGATAAAGCTATCTTTCGTTTGGCTGAAATTAAGACACCTGAGTCTTATACCAAAGAGAAAGAACAATCTCCTTACTTTTACCACATGTTCTGGGAACAAACGTTTGCTAGTAAGTACGGCTCTTACGGTGAACCACCTTATCAAGCACTTCGTTTATCGACTACTCTAGACAACCACACCAATCTTGCACTTTGGTTGGCTAACATGGAAGATAAAGAACTATCGGCTAAGATTGATGCATTCCTTAAGGTTCACAACAAAGCACGCCTGCCATCTCTGCAAATTCCATCAGCAGCAGTAATGGCCCACGGAATGCCTGTAGAACTACAAGAAGCCATTAACTCTCGAAAGATTGTATCTGATCTGTCTAAGGTTTTCTATCTTATCATGGAAACCATTGGTTACTATGGATTGAACCGACACGTTACTAACTTAGTGTCTGATCGTTATTAAGACGGCATAAAGGCCAGGGATCACTCCCTGGCTAATATGCTGTTATTCCAGATGGAAACGACTAGGAGAGATTCTAGCAGCAATGTCCTTGATGGTTCGAATAGTGTCCAGATATAGATCATCATCCAGTATCTGTTTAAACGCACCATCAGAAGCATATGCTACAAAACTCTTAGTAAGGTAGTTGATATCACTAGCGTTGTGTGCTAAACCATGTTTAGGAGAGATAGTAGTCAGCCAATCGAGTGCTTTGAGTCTAGTGACTACCTCAGCCCAACCGACTTGTCTAGTAGGTGCTTGCTCCGGTAATCTCATCAATGCTTCAAAGTTCTCCACAGATACACATGGAAAACTTTTAAGAATAGTCGTAAAATCCCTATCGTTTTGTTTTACAAACTTAACAAGGTCTTTATAAGTATCGTCTACCTGTCTGGTATAATCGAGTACTGTAAACGGATGCTTCTTTAAAGCCTCACCCATAGGAGCACCATTGACAAAATTCATAGCTCTATTAAATAGTGCTACATCTAAGTGAGATGGTAACATATTAGGTAGAACGTACATATGGATAAAGTTAGATACAGCCAATGGATTGTTTCCAGTAGCTTCAGACTTTAACATTTGTTCTTTAGCAAAAGCTCTAAACTGCATGGCAAGCATTGGAATATCAATAGCAATACAAGCCAATCCAGTCTCTACAGAGTAACCCTTACCGTTAGGCAATAGCATTTCTAAATCACTACGAGGGTGATTAAGAACAGTTACTGGAGAAACGTTTTTCCAGTTCTTCTCAATAAAGTAAGGATCTAAATACTGACTAACAGCAAAGATAACTTCTTTAGTACCAGGACCATAGAAGACTCCATCAAATATACTACCCCTATGAATAGAGGAAGTCAGCTTATGAGTCATTCCTAAATTAAGAGCTTTACCATCAACAATGTCGTAGAACCTTTCTGTATTAGTAGCATGAGATACAGAGACAGTATTGATAATCTTAGCGAGTAAGTGATTGCTTTTTACAGCAAATGGACGGATGCGGTAATACTGAATAATATTCTTTAGATTACGCTGCAGTCCAGCCTTGGCATAAGTCCAGGCTGGGTTACTTTGAATCTGTCGGTTAACAGAGGTAACCTTATTGAAGAAAGTCTGCATGTTTCTTTTCTGGTTATGTCTTGGGGGATGTATTCTTGTAAGCATACGATTGGTAACACTATAACCAAATGTATCAATGATAGTATTTTTTTATATACGTACACCCTATTATATAGTAGTCTACGCAAGACACGTCACTGGTTAGCAATAACTAGCGGACTACTATAGCCGTATGTTGTCTCATCAGCTTTTACTGCATGTATCTATCGTTATCTATTGAATATGAATGTAAAAAAATTCAGTGATATATGATAGTTATGTAGTCGTAGCAATGCGATTGCAACAAACGTTTGTATACCCCTTTCAGAAAGCTTTAAAATGGCAGTTCATTCTTCTGGTTCCTCGAACAACCAAACGCAACAAAGCGCAGCTCCAAGTGCTGGCGCATTCAACATGGGCGGCCAAACGTCCGCAGGTCCAGCAGCAGTCAAATCGTGGAAGTTCGGTGATGCGGCAGTCTCTGGCCCCATCAATCCAGTTCTGCCCAGTGACCAGCTGTTCTCACTTCGTGATAAGCTCGGTGAAATGATCAAGAAGAACAGCGATAAGGTCTACGAGACCTCGTTCCTGATTCTTGACAACGGCCAAGAGCATATGTACTACAGCAGCATCATCGTTGTGATGCGCGAGGCTGCTCGCCCAACGGTGGTGTCGTTCTACACACTGATCCTGGAGTCCTCCAACAAGGCTCCTTCTGTAATCATCGACAACCGTGGTGGTTTCCCTGTTGAGATCCTTCGTGTTCCTGGCGATGCGTACGATGCCAAGTACGTGGCCAAGGTGCAAGAGACCATCAACAAGGCATTCCCACAGTGCACCACTATCAATGCTGGTGCAATGATGGTGTCGTCGCTGCTGAACGTTCAAGACGAAGGCATTGTTCACCGTCTGCTGCAGAACGCTTCGTTTGCTATTGCAACCGAGCTGACCACCAGCAGCAACCAGTTCAGCGACCTGAACTTGTCGACTGCTCGTGCAGATAAGAATCTGCAAGTGGAAGTGAAGTTTGAGCGTCGTACGCTGGAAAACGCAGCAGGTGAGCCAGTGCGTTCCGATGTGTCCATCGTGTTTAGCTCACAAGGCCAGAACACCAGTGGTGAAATCGAATCTCTGAACGATGCTCGTCGTGAAGAAATCTTTGGCACTGCCAACGGTTTTATCGACGCTGTTTGGGCTCCTATGGACAATGTCCAGAACAGCTGGGGTCAAGCCACGGTTGCAAACACTTCCATGCTGCCTAAGTTTGCAGCACGTATGGTGATTACGGATATCTCCCCTGCACGTCTGGGTACTCTGCCTGCACTGCTGTTGATGTATCTGCAACCCATGGCGGTTGGTGAAGGTGCCACCTGGTTCAATGCGTTTCTCAAGCGCACTATCGGTGATCACCTCCAAATCGGTGAAGTGAACTACGGTGATGCTGGTGCCCTGAACATCCAAGCAAATCACGGTGCTGTTGCTGGCTCTAGCGCCATCGGCCAACGTGTGGACATGGAAGGCATTGATCTGCAACCGCAGAAGTTTGCTGAATACATGATGCAGATGTTCCGCCCTGGTCTGTCGTTCTCGCTGGATGTGCCTGTGATTGGCCCTCAGTCGTGGTACATGGAAGTGTTCCGCGCTGCTGCTAACGGTGATCAAGGTGCCATCACCGCGATTGTCAATGCGGCTGACGTACTGACCAACGGTGGTTTCTCGCGTCTGTACGCAACCACGCAGGAGCCAATGTTTGTCGAAGCAGACAACTACGTGCACCTGGGTTACTTCGAAGACCGTGGTGGTGTTCGTCGTGACATCCGTGAAGTCGATCACCTGTTTGTCCTGAACGCCCTGGGTGAAAAGGACATCAGCCGTGTCGTTGAATGGCATAACACGTTCTATCAAACGAACGTGGATGCTCGTAAGCGCATGGCTGACCGCAAGCAGATCATCGATGCAGTGACTGGTGGCAAGACTGTGTATACGGGTTTTGCTCAGCGTGTTACGCCTTCGCGTTCGTTCAACAATGCATTGGTGCAAGCAGCGTTCGACGCTGGTCTGCGCGCTAACCTGAACGTTCCTATGAACGCTCTGGGTCAGTCGGCACAGATGGGTGTGGCTTCGTTCGTGGGTCAAGCAGCGATGACTAGCGCTCACCATGGCGTGTTCTCGCAACGTGGTGCTCCCATGGCTAACGGTGCTGGTTTTACCAACCGCACCTACGGTCGCTGGGCTTAATGCTCAGTTGAGAGCATAGAGTAAATAGCCAGTGCTAGGGTAAAACCTAGCACTGGCTTTTATGCCTATGTTCTTTTTGGTAAGGAATCTTATTATGATGAAAAAATTACATAATCAAGAAAGAGTTATGATGCGTGCCAACTTCGAAGGAGCGGTATTCATCTTCACAGAAATGTTTCTTAAAGCATGTGTTCTCTATATTTTTGCTATAGGGATTCCATTCTTTCTGATTCATTTGCTCATCTGGTATTTCAAGTAACTAAGGAGAGACTAGTTGTCAATCTATCGAAAACTAGCAGACTTGGATAAGGTGTTCAATCAGTTGCCAGTACAACCGATGATCATCAATGACATCAGTATTTATTCCGAAGAGGATAAGGAAGCAATCAAAAAGAAGATCTTCACGAAGTATGACACAGACGTAATGAGTGTTGTACCTCGTTGTGGTTGTGATGGTATTGATAGCTTGAGTGGTGAATTCAATCGTGGTAGAGTCTGTAAGAACTGTGGTCAGGCAGTAGTGTCACCATCAGAACAAGACCTGGCTCCGATTTTGTGGATGCGTGCACCAACTGGTGTACAAAAGCTAGTCAACCCTTACGTATGGGGAATATTGAGTGCAACCTTTACTGCAAGTGGTTTTGATCTAATCCGATGGATTTGCGATACAAGTTATACTTCCAATAACAAAACACCGATTGAAGTTTCACAACTTGAAGACCTGGGTGTAATGAATGGATTTAATAACTTCATTCAGAATTTCGATAAATACATCGAGATTCTGTTCTCTCTCAGGCGCTTTAGGAAACATGCAAGAAAAGAAGACATCTTGCGTTTCCTTAAAGAAAACAGAAACAAGATCTTCTGTGACTATATTCCTTTACCCAATAAATCACTGTTGGTGATTGAGGATACTACTGTTGGTCGTATTCTTGATACGATCATTGTCAATGCTGTTGATGCAATCCTTATGTTTGCAGGCATTGATACCAACCACAACAACTTGACTGTTAGAAAGAAAGAAAACAGATCAGTAAAAGTTCTATCAGCTTTGGCTAACGACTTCTATGCCAAGTACTACAAGAACAACTTGGGTACTAAGCCTGGTATTATCCGTAAACACATTATGGGTACACGGGCATTCTGGAGCTTTCGTGCAGTGATCTCATCAATCACACAGCCGCATAAGTACGAAAAACTCTCTGTTCCTTGGGGTGTGGGTGTAGGAGCTTTGTTTTATCATCTACTCAATAAACTCACTGCAAGGGGATGGCATGGAAATGAAGCGTGTGCATTCCTAAGTGCTCATGCTCAGAAGTACCACCCACTCATCGATCAAATGTTTGATGAGATAATTGCTGAGAACCCAGAAGGTGGCGTGCCTTGTGTGTTTTGTCGTAATCCTAGTTTGATGCGTGGATCTATTCAGAAGTTCCACATTACTAAGTTCCACAAAGACCCTACAATCCCCACCATTATGCTCAGCAGCCTGTGTGTGGTAGGTTTGAATGCTGACTTTGACGGTGATGCATGCTCTTGCATGTTGTTGCTCGATGAAGTCATGTCTGTGGAAATGAATCACTTCAAACCGCATAAGAGCACTTTCGATGTTAATAAGATCCGGTCTGTATCGAGTAACTTGTCCATTCCAAAACCCGTGGTAGCTACTATTAGCGCATGGATTCATGAAGAAGACGAAGTAGTCGATCAAAGCAGGATGCTTGAATTCAGTGCATAAGAAAGGAACTCAATGCAAGTAGTCTATGGCGGAGACGATGCATTCAATGCTCTGGCTTTTGGTGCACAAAGCACTAATAATCAGAACTTCTTTCAACAACAAGTAGCTCGTGCGTCCAGTATGACATCTGATATCGGTCAGGCGTTCTATCAGAAAGCACAGCAACTTTACCATTCCGTTTATAACGAGACTAGTATCAATTTTGCGAAGGCAGCACTCAACCAAGTGCGCGGTATTTTCCAAGCTGATGTCATCAGGCCTTTGGTTGACATGGATAATCTGCAAATTGCCGGTAGTCAAATGCAACGCTGGGTTATGGCCAATCCAGTGATTCGAGAAGTTTATCACAAACAACGTTGCGATGGTTATTCTGATTCCTATGTTGACCACAGTCCTGGTCAGATTGGATGGGATCATTACGATTATCGCCGTGTGATGAATGGTATCGCACAAGTAGAACCAGATGGGCCAATGTTCACACATGTGTACGAACAGCTCAATCCTGGTGAAACTGAGATGGATTTCATTGATCAAGTAAGCGTATTGCAGACTTGGGGTGCTCTTGAGCACTTCATGCGAGCAGCACACAAAGATCCAACGAGTCCATGGAACAATGATTTGTAAGACTTTATAAATCAACGGGGTAGTGATTAACCTCACTACCCCTACTTGTTCAAACACAAAAAGGATACCCCATGTCGACTCCAGTCGTACCCTCACTCTCGCTAGACGGTTGGGTGAGTAATCCGCCTGAGATGGCGGACTATCTTTTGAGTCACTTTTTTTTGTCCGAATACAGCCAGTCACAGCTGTGGTATAAAAAGGTTTCTTCTCTTCCTTGGATCATTCAGAATAACCAAGGAAACATGCGCGGCACAGTCCGTGAGATGCAAGATACGTTAGAGAAGTACTTTGGTGCGTACTTCCCTCAAGTCACTGTAGAAGTCACTCACGATGATGGTGGTGATACTCGCTCTAAGGTAGATCTTCACATTTTCATTAGTGTAGTCGATCGCACTGGCAAAGAACATTCTGTGGCTAAAATGGTCCAGGTAATTGAGTCTAAAATAAATAAAATTGTGAATCTTAATAATACAGGTAGCATGACATAACAAGGAGAAGATTCAATGTCGGATCAAAAATCCTACGAGAAAAATGTACTGACCAAATTCATCAGAGAGTTTGATTCTGTCATTACTCAAAGTAAACAAGAGATCAAAGGTAGATTGCCTGAAGCTATCTTTGTGGATTATTTCTTGCCATTCTTCGCTAGTGAGAAACCACTACCGAATAACGATACTTACATTACTAACTGGCTCAAGGTAGCAGGTTCGGAATATCTGGAAGTAGATATTCTGGACAATAGTGGTAAGGTATTGTTTACTGTGCCTGCAATGGCTAGCACTAATGTGTTCAATCCACATCGGGCTGAAGGGGCAATGTCCTTTAGTGACATTGTTGCTATGGCTAAACAGTTTGAAGTGCAATCCCCAGTTGCATCAGAAAACTATATCGACTCAGCCCTGACAGATAAGTTCAAACAGATGTACCAAAAGAAACATTTGCTATCTGATAAGGAAACAATCTGGTTAGGTATCTTTGCTAGATATAGTAGTAAACTCAATACTTTGTCTAACTCTAATAGTAAAACACCTACTACCAATATATCTGATGACGAAATGGAATTCGAATGAATCCATTGAGACTAGCTTGTTTCAGTGATATCCATCTAGGACATAGAAACAATTCAGCTTTTGATATTATCTTAGCAATAGATCAATTGATTCATACTGACAAGTTATTAGAGAAGATAGACTTGTTAGTATTTGCTGGTGATGTGTTCGATAGATTGCTAGACTTGGGTCATCCTAACCTTGCTGATATTGATAACTGGATTGCTAGGTTGTTCTACGCATGTCAAAGACATAACGTAGCCTTCAGAGTGCTCGAAGGTACTCCTAGTCATGACAGAAAACAATCTGAGAGATTCGTCACGATCCATCAGATCATCCAATCTAAGGTTGATTTCAAATACATCACTACTCTAGAGATAGAGTATCATCCTGGATTTGATGCGCACATCCTGTACATCCCAGATGAATATAAACCCACTACTGACGAAACTCTTGCAGACGTTAGGGAACTTCTTAGTAGTCGTGGTTTAGATACCGTAGATATAGCCGTCATGCATGGACAGTTTGAGTATCAACTCCCAGTAGATATCAAAACCATTCCTTGTCATGATAGTCGTGCATATCAAAAATTAGTAAACTATCTTATCCTTATAGGACATGTACACACACATAGTCGTAATGGAAAGATTGTAGCCCAAGGTTCTACTGATCGTTTAAAACACGGTGAAGAAGAAGCTAAAGGGTATGTCTATGTAGAGATTGATCCTGATGAAGGAGCAAACGTTTACTTTATTGAAAACAAACTCGCTAGAATCTATAAGACCTATAAGTGTTATGGAATGGAATTAGATGCTACTCTAAAGTATCTTGCTGAACAGATTCATGATTTGCCTGGTAATGCCGCTATTCGTGTAGAAGCTGAACCCTCTCATCCTTTGTTCTCTAACATGAACGAGGTTATGAAAATGTATCCAACACTTACATGGAGTAAACTAGCCAAAGATCGAGAAGATGAAACTCCTGGAGTAACTATCCAGGTATCTGAATTCGATGACTGGCATCCCGTACACATTAGCCGTGATAACGTCGTTGGAATAATGATGGATAGAATCATGGCTAAAGTTACATCACAGCAAGATTGTGATTTTATTAAGCAACAATTGGAGGAATTGAAATGAGTTCCGAAATTATTGCGAGTAGAGCTGTTTCGGCTTTTGCCGTATCGATTGGTACCTCACTGAGTCTGGAGTCTATCTCTAACTCAGGAGGTACTCCCTATGATCCCGAAAGACAGATACCTCAGCACGTCAACATACGTGACTACAAGGAATTCTGGATAAACATTGGTACGCTTTTCCGTAACCTGCACGGTGCTATTCCTAGAACTGACATCGAAAGAGTCAGGGCTAGGGATTGCGCTGATGCCTTGTTGCAGGAGATGTCGATTATCGAATCGGTTATCCGGAGTGATTCGTACTCGCTTACCAAAACCGTTTTCTACATCTGTAACTATTCGAGACTGGGTATTCAATACCCGCATGCGAATATCCGTGGAGTCCAAACAGAAAAACAATTAGCTTATAACGCCCTTTATAAAAAGACTGTTCAGTTCATCATTGACATGTTTCATAGTGAGACTTCTGAGATCAAGATCTTTGACTCTGAATTGCAACCGACTAGTAAAATAGATGCACTCATTCTGACCCATGCTCCCCATGATCTGTTGAGTGAGAAAAAATTCAAATCTCTTGATTTGTTAGAATCTCACACTGGAGTACTCAAGTCCAAGAACCTTTGGTATACTAAGTACTACAATGGTAAAGATCTACCAATGCTTCCGTTCAATAGAACGCTTTTGCAGGTCTTTGGTGATAATGACTTATTTCATCCAATGAACATTACGCTACGGCGTGAAATCATTGAGTTATCTAAACAAAAGAAGTGGACATTTGCAACCACTCATGACAAAGTAAAAGCGGACATTAAGACCCTTAAGAATCCGTACGCAGCATTCATCGTTAAGACTCTGGCATGACGATGCAATTTTTATACAAATAGGATATTGTTTGTATAACCCTTTAAGAGAAAGTTCAAATCATGACTGAAGCAGTAGCAGCACCTGCAGTAGCAGAAAAACCCACACCACCCAAGCGTAAAACTGTTTATCTTACTCGTCTATCCATTGATGGTGAGTCATCTACTGGTAACGGTCGCGCTAGTCTAGGCTGGAACGTATTCGATGGCAATCCTCGTTTGGTAGTCACTACTGGTGAGGAAGCAACCGAAACTAATGGTTACGGTAAGATTACAGCAGCGTTGTCTCCATTGACTGCTGGTTTGGTATTTGAGTTGCTTGAACAAGCACTCAAGGAGCCACCGGGCTGGAAAGACAAATTGTCTAATCGTTCTACTTATGTGGACAACAAGAAATTCGATACTCCCCAGCACGTTAACGACGTGATTGTAGGTAAGGATAATGAAGAGAAGATTTGGATCTCTGTATTCCAAGAGGGTCGTCCTACTGTTCGTTTCTATTTCATGCCTAATGCTTGGCATTCTCTGGTTAAGGCTGATGGTTCTATTCCAGCTGCCGGTGAACTCTCGGCTCTCTTTACTCGTGGTTACCTGCGTATTGCTCCAGCAACAATCTCTTACGTGATTGCACACTTTGCTGTTGAACGCCTGGGTAAAGCTGGTGAAGAAGAAGGTACTGTTAAACCCGCGTATCAGCCACGTACAGGTGGCGGTGCTTGGCAAGGTCGTCAAGGCGGTGGCCAAGGTGGTGGTAACTGGCAAAACCGCCAAGGTGGCGGTGGAGGTGGTGGCTTTAATCGCGGTGGTGGCGGTGGTGGTAATTATCAGAACCGCCAAGGTGGCGGTGGTGGTAACTGGCAGAATCGTCAGGGTGGTGGAGGCGGTCAAGGCGGTGGCCAGGGCGGCGGAAACAACTGGCAGCAACAGCAAAACAAAAAGGCTGTTGAATCCATTGCAGATGATGACATTACCTTCTAATATCTAGTGTAGATTAGATAGCGGCATAGTACCCAGCACTATCCATGCTGGGTACTTGAAATAATTTCAGTCATATATCATGGTAATGAGCAACGCAACGTGTTGCCTTAATCCATGAAAGGAATTACCTCGTGCAAATTATCCTACCGTCTTATGATGCCTTGTTACTCAGAAAAACAGTTTTCGTTGAACATGCAGGGCAGCGATTGGAATGGAGTGTAGCTCCTTTTAACGGAGGGAATTTTGAGCGTGATGTAGGGATGTTTCAGCATATCAACCAATGGTGGGCTAAACAAACTGAACATGCACAAAAAGAGATTTTCGATATCTATGTAGATATCTACAACGCCTTCACAACCACGTTGGCGGTGGATACGCTTGACGTTAAGCTGTTTGACTTGATCAAACGGTTGTACGACAAGCATCAATTTGAAGACATCTTTCAATGGATGTCCTTCTCCTCAGACATTAAATTTCCGGGACCCCCAGAACTCTTGCCGGAATTCGTCGAATCAATTGACAAAAATCATAGTCGTGATAAAACCTACACCATCGACGACTACAAAAAACTTGTATGTCTTATCATTCAACTACGGTTGATGATTCCAATTTGGGGTGAGTACATTGCACGTACTGAGAACACATCCGGAACTCAGTTCAAAGAGTTCTATGCTTACCAACTCCTTAGCCGTAGTAATCTCTTTACATCTGAAGCTTTGATTAAGCTGACGGTGTATGTATCAGCCATTGTTCCTAAAGAGGGAAGTAAATCAGCAATTATTGAATTTATCAGTAGCGAAGATTTCCCATTGTGGAATCTTGGTTTGCTGGTAGTGCGCAGGCTTTGCTTGGCAGATATCCGTGGTGCAGATCCCTCACCTATTTTGGTAAGGCATATCTCGCGTCATGTGCGCGAGCGTGTCAAACGTAGCGATAACAGTTTTAAGGGCGGGATGATTCGTGAGAAATTGGATCTGGAGAGCCAGGGGAGTGATGAAAATCAAATCTCTCGGATGGAAGGATACAAGATTAAACCAGAGATCTCCATTGGTGAGATCGCTTTGATTGAACATCTGGTATCTAACCCCTATGCTGTCGCTCAATCGTTAGCTCCTGGTATCGATCCAAAACTGGTAGCAGAAGCATTGCAGTGTGCTTCAGTAATGCAACAGTACGAAGCATACCAAGCACAAACGTTGCTTTTGCAATGGGTAATTGCTACTGTGATTCCACCTGAAGGAGTAGAACTACTCACTCATTTGCAACGCATCAATTGCTTGTGTGTGGTTCAAGCAGTGCTTTGGCATCATGGACATGAATTACTGGCTGGACTAGCTACAGCTACAATGACTCCCACTCACAACGGTGATGTACATCTCAGTGGTGGTTACTCTAAAGGTCGTATCAACAAGGAACTGGCCGAGAAACTTGCAGAACTCTATCCTTATCAAAAGAAAACCCGAGGAGGTAAGGTCATCAATGGCGTATTGCAGGCTATTGATGAAATGGTAGATCTTTTCATGTCTGTATCATGGACGGTTAATGTCAGTCCAGAAAAAGTTGCTATCCTCAATCCAAGGACTCCTTCGGTGCGTCGTATCACGATCCCGCATGATTTCAAGACCAAGGTAGCAGAACTCGTTGTGTATTTGGCAACACGTCCACGACTCAACAACAACTACGAAGCGAATCAGTAAATTATGTTTCAAACCCAGCAACCGATGATTCCCAGTAATAAGATCACCCGTATGAACGTGGTGAAACTTATTATCCGTGAGACAGGTACTTACAACAATCAATATTTGCGTCCCTATGCATCCAATGTGGACATGAATGCAGTGGCCCAGGTAGTGCATCGTGCTACTACTAATAACGTAGCCAAGATTACTGCAGACCAACTCTGTGGTGTTACGGGCGGTATCTTGGGTGTGAGTTCTCACATCGAATCGACTGCACCAGTACCTATCGCTGGCGGATGGGGTGATAAACGCATGCTGTTTCTCTTGAGTGTGCGTTGTGAATTCCAGTCTGGTGGCGTACAGCTTTACTACATCCAAGGTTATACTGACTATGTGGGTGTAAGCTATGGATCTGGTAGTGTTGATAAGAACTTGATGTTCTATGTCAACAACATCGTAACCATGCGTGAACAAACACGTCGTACTCCAATGGGTGTAGTCACACAGCCAGTGATGATTGCTAACCAGCATGTGGTGTTTGATCAGGGTGAGTTCGACATCAAGAACCCCAAACAGAAATCGTTGATTCGTCCAGTAGACGTATACAACAATCTGGCTGGTCTTGACATGGTCAGTAATGCCGGTAGTGGTGCTACAGTGTATGGAACTGGTAACTCTATCAATGCTATTCCGAAGATGAGTCGGCGTAGTAATGCAGTAGGTACTGAGTTTGCTGCTAACATCATCAATGGTTTCCTGGGTGCTTCTAGTCAGGCAACTTTGAGTGATAATCCGCAAGCAATCTTTGCTACTGCTGCTGGTATGGTGGATGAGACTAATCCGTATCAGAATGCATTCATGGCTAGGTTGTCTGAATACAACACTACCCAGAGTGTGTCTGGTATCTTCAAGTTTCGTGATCTGGTAGCATTGGATCCAGGATTTGAACATCCTTTGTCTGGCCGCATGACTGTTGTTCGTAATGCCTTGGGGCAAGAAGCACAAGTGCATCAAAGCGGTCATACCGCACACTGGCATGGTTCTGGTAGTGAGACACGTTGGGCATTTACAATTGGTCATGCTATCCCGTCTTTGATGATGAGCAACATGATTGCTAGTGTTAAGTTCATTTCCACTAACATGGAAAAGGGCGTGCCTGATACTGTTATTAGTGCTGGTGCTGGATTCTCAGATGTCGACATGAGTCGTAACTTCATGACTTTGGTTGCGCAATTTGAAACCAGTGTCCTTCGGGATTTGACATATGACAATCAGTTGTCGTATTTCATTTCAGTGCAATCTAACGTTGCTGGTGAGACTCGCATCACTGTGAGTATCAATGGAAACCAGTCTGAAGATTACGTTATGCCAACGTTCTGTGATGGAATGATGGCTCCTGTGATTACTGGTACGCGAGATGCTTCTGTGCAGATCTCGCAAGATATCCAGCAATTGGTATCTATCGTCAATGATGAAGTGAGTATGCACACTACGCCCAACCATCGTACTTTCAGTAGCTTGCCACCAAAGCTTTCTATCCAAAGCACAAATAGTCTTCCAGGATACTCCCCTGGTGTCCTTCTTTAATTAAAAGCGAAAGAGAAAACAATGTCTACTCCTCGACTGATCAGTTTGTATAAGTCCATGCTGGAGACAGCTTGGGCCACTAGTGATGATGCTGGCCTGGTAAGCCAGATTGAAATTGAAGAAAAGGACGAGGTCGGTACCAAGAAGCTTACACCTTTCGTATTGGAAGGTAAACGCCTGGTATTGCCAACACAAGAACAACTGCGCAATAGCGGTATGTCTAATGTGATGGTGTTTCATCCATTGAATGAAAACCCAACTAAAGGTGAAGCACCTGTGCTTGCTAGGCTTCGCCGTGCAATGTCTGTGCGTATCAATTGGGCTATCTTCCGTTTGATGCTTGAAGCATTGCGTTTGGCTACGTCTTACAAGGAACATGAGAAGCTCAACCCTGAGCAATCTGAAATCCTTAGTGTTCTTAAGAACGCACGGACTGAAACAATGGTGGCGTTTGTCACCATGGCACAAACTGCAATGGCTGATAGTTATAGCGACGCTTTTGTGAAGTTCTATCTGCGCCGGGGTGGTAACATCCGTGGTAAGACCTACTCACGTAGTTGCATGGTTAGCTTTCCTTTCTACAATGAACTGAAGAAAGGTGAGAAGAATTGCTTCAAGATCGATTTGCCACAAGCAGATCGAGACGTTATCATCTCGTTGTTGGAATTCATCTTCCCTAACATCAAGGATGACGAAGGTTATAGCCGTGGTAGTGATTCTGATGTGGCTCCATTTACGCAAGCTATGTACTTCGGTGCTGGTAGTGTGATTGGCGATATCAACGATTGCATTGAACGCTATCGTGATTTCATCCGTATTGCAGACCTGATGCTGATTGAAGCTAACTGGGGCGACGAGATGAATGACCTGGGTTCATATATCCGGGATATTCGTGGAGTACCTCAGCAGATGGGTAGTGACGGTAGTGCTCGTACTAGTGATGAGATAGCTAACCGTACTGCTATTGCTGCATCGCCAGCAATGCCAGCACCACAGCAACCACCTCAACAAGTTGCACCAGTGTTGCCGCTCAGTCCTAACGTACAGTTGGGTAACCCATTAGTGGCTCAACAATACAACGCTATTCAGCAAACGCATCAACCACAACAACAACCACAGAAACCTCGTGGTATTTCACTCAGTGACTTTGTGAGTAAAAGTCAAGCACCACAACCCATGGTGATGATTCAGCAACCCGTGATTCAGCAACCACAGCAGGCGCAAAATGTCTGGGGTGCTACTACCTTTACGCCAATGGGTGTACAGCAACCGATGCAACAACCAATGCAGCAGCAGTACAGCCTTGGGTATAACGGACATGTAAATGGTAGTGGTGGTATGCTCTAAAGAGTAACGGCATAAATGACTAGGCAGCAACGCCTAGTCATTATTGCGTATTTATTTTTTCATTTTACTTTGAGACATATGCGTATTACGTATGGTCGCTATTGCACTCATAGATGGAATCACTAGTGTAGTAGTCGTATCCCTAAAATCCGTAGGAGAAGTCATGCCATTAACGCGCATAGTAATCCAATGGATATATGGCGAGAGATTGTAATATTGTAAAATACCAAATAAATCACCAGCGTATTTGTAAGCCTGTGCGGGTTCTACATTGAGTAAGTCATTGTCTGGATGTGATCGCAAGAAAGTCATGTGATCTTCCAGTACTACTCTAAACTTACTATTGTAATAAATGTCCGCACCACTGTCAGAGATTGTGTCTAATATTTTCATGGGAGTTTTTACTTGAAAAGTTTTCAGTGATATATCATTCCATTGAGTAAATAACCCGTAGTAAACTTAAAGGAAAGAAACTGATGCAAGGTATACCTAGTCAAATGTACAGGGATCTGCAGTCTATCTGTGGTCTCAATACCCATCCTGATAACGATTCAGCATCACGCATTCAAATGCTTGGATCACACCTGGGTCAAAAGTTAGTTTTCAGCGGAATGAATGAACGCCGTCAACAAACGGGTGTTGAACAAGAAGTTGGTAAATACACATTCACCGTGGAAATGCCGGTGGACGCTCGTATTCTCAAACTAATTGATCGTTACAATGCTCGTGGCATTGGAATGCATTCGATCAAACTCAATCCAGAGACTGCCGTTATCTACGAAGATAAACGTACTGGTGAGATTGGCGTCCTTAATCTACCTACGTACGGTTCATACCATCCGTACTTCGGCTTTGAATATAAACAACGTGAAGGAATGATGCAACTCAAGAAAGATGCACATATCGAAAAAGGTACTGTGTTTCTCGATACTCCCGGTAAGACCAGACATAATAACTACATGTACGGCAGGGAACTCAATGTAGCATTCATGAGTCATCCAGCAGTAGCTGACGATGGTATTGTGATTAGTCGTGATGTACTCAAGTACTTTACTATTAAGAAGTACGAGACTCGTGTCATTGAATGGGGTAAGAAGAAGATTCCTTTGAATCTCTACGGTAATAAGGATGTTTACAAACCGTTTCCAGACATTGGAGATTACGTCAGAGCTGATGGTATCTTGATGGCACTGCGTAGTATTAACGGTAGTTTGTCTCCTGTACAACAAAGTGTACAAGACATGATGAATGTAGATTTCATCTTTGACAAGCGCGTCTATGCAGATGGTGGTGGCGGTAGGGTAATCGATATTAAGATCGATACCAATGGTGACTTTTCTGCTGGTCTGTCTCCTACGGATGAACAACTGGAAAAGTACATTACCGAGACTCGCAGGTATTACAAGGAGATTCTGAGTGTTGTGCGTGAAGTACAACGTGCTCGTGGTGAAGGTATGCAACTGACACCATTGCTTCATCGTTTGGTGATTGACGCTTTGGTAGCTACTGAAGACGAGAAAGAAGGAAAGATCACTAAGCTCTACCGTCGCTCAGAACTCGATACATTCCGCGTAGAGTTCACGATCGAGTATGAAGTGGTACCTACCATTGGTTTTAAGCTAACTGATTGTCACGGTGGTTAATTTAGCCTTCTTAGTCAGTAATGGCTAAGAAAATCCTCTTTAATTGCTGGAAACTCCTAAAGCTGTTCCACCACTGCGAGGCGAAAGCCAAAGCGACGGTATAAAAACGGAATGGATACATGGACAACCGTGGACTCTAAGAGTCCCTATAGCAGCGAAGCTCCTAAGGCCCGTAAGGGTACGGAGAACGTTCAACGACTATCCGGTTACCACGGAGTAGGATCAAGTGATCCGAAATAGGAGGCTGCCACTATTGTGGTAGAAGATATAGTCTGGGCATCTAGGGAAATCCTAGAGCTGCGCGTAATGGCGCGGGCAGAGCTTAACGCACTCTGCTGAACACACCGAAAGGAGTTATTGTTCATATTGCTGAGCCAGAGGAAATGCCGGTAGATGCCGATGGAAATCGTGCTGACATCATCATGGATTCCTATGCTCGTATCAACCGAATGAATATCGGTGGACTCTACGAACAATACGTCAATGGTGCATCTCGTGATGTGGGTAAACACATCTGTAAGTTGTTTAACATCAATCATGGTGAAAAACATGCTCGTACTAAGGTTGAGGAAATCTATCACAACGATAAGACTCTATTCGATGTAGCATACAAGTATCTCCTTGGGTACTACAAGATCGTCAGTCCTAAGATGTATACTTGGTATTCGTGTGATGTTACTGAAGAAGAAATGATTGAACACTTTACAGTGATTGTTCAAGACTTTGTGTACTTGTACGTACCGCCTGAGTCATCTCCTGAACCCGTAGAGATGGTTAAGCTTTTGGAGAAACACTATAGACCAACTTTTGGTCCAGTGTCATACGTGGGTTACGGTGGTCGTAAGGTCATTACTAAAAACCCTGTACGCATTGCCAGTGTGTATTTCATGTTACTAGAGAAAACAGCTGATGATTGGTCTGCTACTTCTTCTGGTAAGGTACAACACTTTGGTGTACCAGCCCAGCTGTCAAAGGCAGATAAGTTCTCGAATGCTATTCGAGCACAACCAGTTAAGTTCATGGGCGAGACTGAAGGTCGTATTGTAGCATCGTACTCTGGTCCTGTAGCAGTCGCAGAAATCTGTGATCGCAACAACAATACTCTTGTGCATAAGCACATGGCTGCAAGTATCTTGAAAGCTCCTGAGCCTAATAACATCAAACGGTTGATTAATCGAAAGGAATTCCCTTACGGATCTAGTAGTCCGCTTCAACACATTAACCACATGGCCCTGTGCGGTGGATGGCAGTTTGAATATCAATCGGTACGTCAAACCTTCAAGCTTTAAATAAATGACAGAACTCAAACGTTTCAATGCAAGGGCAATGCTCACTAACAGTACGGCTGAATTGAGCACTAAACTCAGTGGACATTTCATCCTAGTCTTTGATGATGGTGAAATGGAAGTTACTGCAAGGGAGACTGTCTATAGTAGTTATGGGTGGGAGCTGCATCGCTTGTACCCACAGACTCCTTTACTCAAGAGTCATCACGTACGGGATGTTCTTGGTACTGCATTCCTTGGATCCAATACTCATCTGAAAATGCTGGGTAATGTGGGCTGGAGTGTGATTGATACTTATAAGAGCACAGTACCCACTATCATGGATGATGTATCACGCACCATCTATGAGCTTACTAACAATATCTATAACGAGACCTGTGCTGGCTTAGAAGAGTATGTGGTTTCCGTGGATATTCTCGATTATATCGAGATCATGGAACATCCCACTGTCAAGCCTACTCTGGATAATGTACAACCTACACCAGAATCTATCGATGAGTGTTATGATATCATTGATATTGCTCTGCGTAAAACTCCTGATCTTGCACACAACGCGATCAGTAAAGCAGTGCGTTCTGGTTTAGTTAGAGCTGCTCAGGTAAATCAATGTCTGGGACCACGCGGTTATGGTAAAGATATTGACTCTAATCGATTCAGGCATCCAATTCTTCGAGGCTTTGTAAAGGGCCTTCGATACTTTCATGATGCGTTGATTGAGTCTCGTTCTGCTGCTATGAGTCTTTTCTATAGCACGGCACCACTGCGTCAAGCTGAGTACTTTGCACGTAAGTTGCAGATTCTTTGCCAGGTAGTGGAAACTATTCATAAGGGAGATTGCGGTAGTAAAGAGTATCTACGCTGGACAGTACGGTCTGCGCAAGTCGGTACGGGTGGAATGCTTGATCGCAAATGTGATCTGGAATTTCTGCATGGTAAACACTATATGGACGAAGAGACTAATACTCTTAAGACCATTACACCGAAGGATACCCATCTAATCGGTAAAACAGTGTTACTACGCTCACCCATTGCTGGATGTGCGCACCCAGACCCACATGGGATCTGTGAGATATGTTTTGGTCAGTTGGCTGAGTCGATTCCTGACAACACCAACATTGGTCACCTGTGTGCAAGCACCATGACACAACAGACCAGCCAGAACGTACTATCTACTAAACACCACATTGGTTCATCTACTGTGGAGTCTGTAACTGTACCACTGGAGTATCAAAGGTATGTGGTGCCATCTAAAACTGGCACTGGGTATCTTATTAATAAACATTTAGCTGGTAAAGATGTGAGTATATCCATCTCGCCAGATGATGCTCCAGGTCTGACTGACCTGCGAAACGTACGTAATGTGCGTCAACTGGGTAATAGTCATGTGACTGAAATGGAAACGATTGCTTTGATTATCCGTGAAAAGGATGTTGAAGACATTGTTGACTTGACAGTAAACATTGAAAGGCGTAAGGCTTCTTTCACATACGAGATGCTGGAATACATTCAGTGCAATGGATGGGACATTAGTCCTACTGGCCAATATGTCATCTCTATCAAGGGGTGGGATTGTTCTAAGGAATTCTTGGAGTTACCTGAACGTGACCGTAATATGTCCGATCATTCCAAGATGATTACGTCCATCATTGAGTCTAACAAGGCAGACTTGAAGAAACGCGGTGAAGATCAATCTCCAGAAGCAATGCTTTTTGAGTTGTTTGATGCTGTCAATTCTCGGCTGAATGTGAATCTCTCATTGCTGGAAGTGATTGTACTGGGTGCAATGGTTCAGTCTGTAGAGCATAGGAACTTCAATATTCCTAAGGTTGGTACTAGTCGTGGTCTGGGTGTTACTGCAATTACCATTCCTAACCGCAGTGAAGGCGGAGCAATGGCATATGAGGAGCATAAAGATACGATTATGAATCCTTGCAGTACATTCCCTGAGGGAAGGCCGAGTCACCCACTCGATGTCTTCATCAAACCACAGGAAGCTGTGATGGACAGGGTGCCTAACTTCTTTCGTAATCAGTAAAGCATAAGTAGACACTAGGGATAATACCCTAGTGTCTACTAGCTTATTTTGTTTTTTGTGTTATGTCCAATGCAAGCTAATAACGTCTAATAGCGTCTATTGGCGTCTAATGTATCGGTTATAATACCAAGAGTTTTAAATCAGAAAATGAATCAATCTATTTTTACGCTAACTATAGCAACGCATTTCTTTAAGATTACTAAATATAACGATAGAATCAGACAGATTCTTTTTGAATTCGTCAGAGACTTTGTTAAGATAGATCAAAACAAAGGACCAAGAGACGCACCACCGGAGATGACGGTGTTTTGTGCTGCTACCAAGAATCGTAGTGAGTTCAGATTTCACATCAATTCATTACCAGACTTTAAGAAGTTACTAGAGAGGCATGGAGTTCCTGAGAGTGTTTACACCACACAACTCATGGATCTTAACATCTCAGATAGCGTAGATTTGGTCATCAAACCCCATTGGGTGTTTAGAGATGATCAGCTACCGATTCTAAGCTACCTAGAACCCTCTACACCACGCTCTAAGTTTGTAGGTATACAAACGGGTAAGGGAAAGACTGTAACGGCTCTAAAGGGTGCTGTCACATTTGGTAAACGTCTCTTGATTATTGTTCGTCCTATGTTCATGGGTAAATGGGCAAAGGACATCAAAGAGATTCTTGAGATAGATATCAAGAAGGAGACGATGGCTATTCAAGGTAGTGCCCATCTTAAGGCATTTATCGAGTTAGCTAAGACTGAAGGCGGGTTAGATAACACAAAAGTTATTGTGATGTCTAATAAGACCTTCCAGATGTGGATCAAGCTCTACGAGGAATTTGGTGAAGAAACCAAAGAGATGGGATATGGATGTACGCCCGATGAGTTATGTAACATAGCCAACATCGGAATGCGTCTTATCGATGAAGTACATATGGACTTCCATCTGAACTTCAAGATTGATCTCTACACTAATGTAGAACAAAGCATTTCGTTATCTGCTACACTACTTAACAATGATCCATTTATCGAAAGAATGTATCGACTAGCCTATCCGTTGGTGGCTAGATATCAAGGGGGTGTATGGGATCGTTACGCATTGACTTACGGAGTAGCCTACCATCTGGAAGACAATAGAAAGGTACGCACTAGCGAGTTTGGACAATCTACTTATTCCCACATTGCTTTTGAGAAATCAATCCTAAAGAATCCACACTTTAAGGATAGTTATTGTAAGCTCATTAAAGAGATTCTTGACTATGGGTATATAAAGGGCAAGGTAGATGGACAAAGAGCTGTTGTCTTTGCTGCTAGTAAAGACATGTGTAGTGTTATTACTGGATACTTATCCAAGGCATATCCAACGCTGACTGTAAACAGATATGTTGAAGGAGATCCGTACACTAACTACTTAGATTCTGATATACGCGTCACAACTGTTCTCTCAGGCGGTACTGCTCACGATGTGAAGAATCTAACCTGTGCAGTCCTTACAATTGCACTAAAGAGTATTCAAGCTAACATCCAAGTACTTGGACGATTGAGAAAGATCCCAGACGTGAATGTGAAGTTCTTCTTCTTGTCCTGTCTAGATGTTCCTAAACACTTAGGTTACCATAGAGACAAGGAACAGATCATGCGTGAGAAAGCAGCTACCTATACTTTAATTCCCTATAACCGTAGGGTGTAACAACAGCATAAATGCCACTAGTACCTTTACGGGTACTAGTGGCTAATATGCCGGTGTCTTATTTTTTGTTTCCAATACCCTTGAGTGCGTCTAGTTGATCACTAACAGAATTGCTATTCTTATTAGTAATCGCAGAGGAAACCTCTAGCATATACGTAACGTACTCTCTAGGCATAGATAAGAACTCAATCAATGACATACCGAAATGTTTGAGTACTTCACTCTCAGCTATTACTTTAATGATTTCGTATGCAGAACTGTGTCGGCCATTTTCTTCTGCGTCGTGCATTGCCACAGATGCCAACGGTCTTGCAGTAGAACCAGACAGATGATTATAAATCCCATAATGAGTTTCATAGAAATCCCGTAGAACCAGTGTTGATTCTACGGAGTTCATCTTTGGTGCTTTCTCAATGAGTTCTGCAATAAACACTCGTGGATCTACACCGTAGCCGAAATAAGGATCAGCTACGTGTACGAAATCATTTATCCCTTGTCCTGGTCGTCCGGAAGACGCGACCGAACCCGGGCTACCGTTTGCACGAGTAGCGTAAAAAAAGTTTGATACACATCAATAGGAATCACACCCTTGAATGCTTCAATAGAATCTTTAACGTGGTTCTCACCACCACAGTTAGGACACTTGTAAGAAGGAATACCGATGACACTGATAGCGGTGTCATTCATGTACTTCTGTACTTGTTCAATGATCTCATCACGCACTGCGTCTTCAGCACTCAACCGGTTAAAGATGTCTTCAATCAGATTGACTTCATTGATAACGTTGTTATCGCCAAAGGTAATGCTATCGATCCAGTGAATGTAGTTACGCAGTTCAGTAGCACGACCTTGGTCAGCTACGTACTTGTTGCGCTCATTGGTACTCACATCCATACCCAAACTGCTGTTGAGCATCTGAATGATGTCACCAATCCAGCGTTGGCCACTAGTGAGGTACTGTGCAATGGTTGGAATCTTCAGTGTGACTTCAAACTGACTGGGTTGGTCTTTGTTCACAATGAAAGTACGTTTTTGTGCTTTCAGAGATTCGTTCTTATAACGCTCCAGATCTTCGTCAGTAATAGACTGGATCTTAGTACGAGACATGTGAGCTACTTGCCAGGCAGTAAGAGCCTTGCGGTTAACCCACAGAAGCTTACTCACATCCAGGTGCTCTTCAAGCACATGGTTGCACTTCTCTACATTGAAACTGCAAGAACGCTGGTAATTGAAACCATTGTTCCAAACGGTACAGGCCAGACCCCAGACAATCGTGAACAGGTCATGACAGCTGATGATATCAGCCAGAGTCTTATCGGACTTCAAATTAGTCTGGTAGATGTGTTCAAATGCCAGATCAAGTAAACGTTGAGAAGTAATAACAGTAGTGTTGGTATAAACAATACCAGCGCTATTACGACCCAGTTCAATCTTATCACTGATGATCTCGCGGTGCAGTTCCAGAAGGCGTCCTTCAGAAGGTGACTTCAGAGTCAGCCACATTCCAGTATGCCACAAAGGAATACGAAACACCGAACCCAGACCAGCGTGGTTCATGAAACGCAGCAAACCACGTTCACCACTGAGGTTCTCGTTCTGTACAGACTTAAAGCCAGCAGACCCAGGATACAAACGAGTGCCGTTGGCATCTACTGTCTGAGCAAACTCAGCAGTAGGATCTTCCAGTGTTTCGCGGAAGATATCGTCTTTGACACAAACCTGTGCACCAGAGATCAAAGAACCAAGCCACTTAGCTCCTTCTTTGGTATCGTCCAAACGAACGTTAGACGAACGATCTAATCCATCAATAATGTTATCTGCAAAATTGCTAGGACCATTAACGCTATAAGCAGCGCCAGCACCAGTTTCTTTCTTATCAGAAAAGACTGGAAAGTCCTGAACAATATTTTGTTGCTTAACAGTACTGAATACTGGTTCTTGCACGGGTTCTGCGTTCTCCTGAATAGGAGACTCAGCTTCTACAGGAGTCTGTACAACTTCCTGTGGCTTTGGAGCCTCAGGAGTTTCATCAATTTCCAAATTAGGATCTTGCATGTGATTTCTCTTTCTCTTGTTGAGATTGATGTTTAAGGATTATTGCTCGGTGGGTTCTTTGACCACAACGTCCGTAATCACGTTAGGATCGGTAGCGCTATTGTCAAGCGATGCAGCCAGACGTGCTTCAGCGAAAGCTGCTTCTTGCATCAAGAAGGTGTAGTTAGGAGTAATGATTGCGTGGTAACGTCCAGAGAACGTGTTGTACGATTCAAAGATACCAATGACCTTGGTGCTATCATCAACGTTCTTAATCCCACCAGTCTTATCCTTATGCATTTCGCGGATAGCAACTAATTCATTAGCGAATTGCTCGAAGTCCTTACGGATACCATCCAGAGTCAATTGGATCTCTTGGGCTTTCTCGCTGCTCAAGTTAGTGACAATGTCATTGTTAGAGTAAACCTTCAGGAGGTTATCGTTGCTAGTGGCTAGCATAGTAGCCACACTCGTATAGAGTTCATTGAGTTCATCCCATCCTTTATTGGATGCGTAGAACTGTTCGAGTTCTTCATGGGACTTCTTAGCAATGCTGTCACGCTCTTGACGAGCCAGGGATTTCTTGGTCATGATTATTTCTTTGGAAAATGTAGTTGTTAAAAAACGTTTTTATTTAACGAGTCAATGATTTGAGTCTTGGAAATGACAACCTCAATTTCCAAACCAGATATTGCGAATATCTTCAAAATTAGGCGCATTGTCCTACAAGATGTTCATTTGTTAATAAATTAATACTTACGGGTAAAAAATGAATCCATCCCTAGAAGCATTCGTAAACAACCTCTGTCCTATTGACAGAGTAGACCAATACCGCCGTGTATTTAAATTAGTACAAGACTACGAGATTGAACAGTTTGAGCCAGAGCTTACAGACCTGGCTATGTCGGCAGAGATGTACGAGCCCGATGATATTGCTGATTTGTTTCACACCAAGATTTTCAATTATCTTAAAACGATTATTGGAATGCATGACATTCAGATCAATGAGAACTCTCCATTGGGAGATCTCATTGTAATTGCTGAGAGTATCCAGGCTCTTCAGCAATGGGACGATCACGATGCTATCGTTCGAATTACTGAAGTGAACAACGAACCAGAGGAGAAGTTCGCTGAACTCATTCATATGGTGAGTCACGTTAGTGAGACTGCTGTGTTTACCATGGTTGATTATATCTCTCCTGCTTTCATTAAGAAGCTCCAGGAGATTCATGTCCGTAGCATGAAATCTGATAAAGAAACCAATACAGAAAACGAAGCATTACTCAATCAGCTCAAGATTGTTAATGTCTTTGTTAAAGGACAAGCATTAGGACTGAGTCTACTCAAACGCGGTGTTCCTATTGGTGTGCAGATCATGTTCTATATTGAGCTACTCAAAGCTCAATTTGAAACAATGCAAGACGAAGCATTGGCAAAGGAATTATTTGTATTGCTTCACATGAGCGAGGATACCTACAACAACACAGTTGAAGGTTTCTCAAAGATCAGCGATATCTTGTTTGACGATCTGAACAAAATTACTAAAATTAAAACCTTGGTAACCAGACACATTCAAGAGTTCGATAAGTTCAAACTCTCCTATACATCACCAGCCATTTAAACCATGAAAAAGCTTGACTACTTGTTCCAAGCTTTCAGTGCTGGACTCCATAAAAAGCGAGTCTGGGTACTGAGTGCATTTTCTATAACCCAGGAAGGAGCAGATGCTTGGAAGAAGTCACCTTACCCATATCGGCTGGTGCGTACTCCTTCTGGTATCTTCTTCGTGAATCCAGATGGATCAGATAATCTAATTAAGATTGATGACGCTGATCCAAGTACTCCGTTATTTTCCTTCAAGGACACAATCGTAGTACCAGCTAATTACATTGCTAATGTCACGCAAGATACAAAGACCATCATTGGTAATTTGTTTTTTAATTTGTGTGCAATCGTTCCAGCTTTTGGTAAGAAGATTCCATTCGTTACTGGTAATGATTTCCTTGAGAAATTGGAAAGCACTATTGCTGGATTATTAGAGGACACTCCACCAGCAGATGTAGAGAGAAAAGATATTGTCATCTATGTTGATGAGTATCTTCGCTTTTGTGCATCGTTTAGTTACTTGACTGAGTTTACTCAGCTGTGTACCTGGGGTGTTACTGAGAAAGCAATCATTGCTCCTACCGGTATCAAGGAATTTAAGAAAGCTCTTATTGAGAAATATAAGGACTCCTTAGATGATCCAGCCACCATTGCACGCATTGATGCAGAACTCGTTAAGTTTGATTCAGAGTTCTTGAAGGGTGATCCTAGTGAGAACTTCCTCACTACCAATAAATCTCGTAAGGTGGTTCGAAAGAAACTCTTTCTTATGTATGGTGGTGAAACTGGTTTGGGTGCAAAGCGAGGCACTACCTTGATTCAGAATTCTCTGAGTGAGGGTTGGGAATTAGATAAGTTCCCAGAGATGAACAACGCACTGCGTGCAGGCTCATATGACCGTGGTGCTGAGACCATGCTCGGTGGTGAGGCTGTGAAGTGGCTCTTGCGGGCATCATCCAATATTCGCATCATGCCTGGTGACTGTGGCACTAAGCTAGGATTGGGTGTACATGTTGCTGATAACAACATTCATAAACTAATTAATAAGAGAATCATTACGAGTACTGGGACTAAACTCATCACTAGTAAGGAAGAAGCTGGTGCGTACATGGGTACTAAACTCATGGTGCGCTCTCCTATGTATTGTATCTTAGATAAGACTGACTACTGTGAGTATTGTGTTGGTACTAACTTAGCTAAGAACAAAGACGGTGCGTCCATGGCTATTACTGCTGAAGGCAGCGTTATGATGGCAATTTTCATGAGCGCTATGCACGGTAAAGAATTGGCACTAGCTAAAGTGAACATTAAGAACGCCATTACCTAAGGTAATTCGTTTGAAATACCTATGAACACTGTGTTCTGTCATTAGGTGTGATTTTTATACCTACATTCAATCGTTTGCAAGAAACCACTTCGGAGTCTTCATGGCTAAAAATCGTCAGGCTTTTCGTAGCCCTATCGCAACCCAGGCTCCTATCCAGGAACCTATTACAGAAAACAAGGATACCACTGTGACCGAACAAACCCAAGAAAACGGCCAACCAGTTGATCAAGAAGTCACTGGTGAAACCTTTGTGAACGAACAAGTGACTGACCAAGTCCAAGGTGAGACGCAAGAGCCCGAAGTGACCCAGGCTCCTGAGGTGGTGCAAGAAACCACTACTGCCGAACCCGAACAACCGGTTGCATCTGCTGAACCGACTGCTGAGGTTTCGCAAGATCCCCTGGCTGCTTTCAATGCCCATATTGAAAACGTCAAGGCTAATGGCTCGCTGCAAGAGCGTACCCTGATTACGTATCTGGAAGACTACCGTATCAATATGGCTCCTGGCCGTCCTGTTACGGAGCAATCCATGAATACTGCTCAGGTAAGTCTGTGGCGTGCTATCAAGCAAGTGCTGGAAACCGAAGAGAACTTCGAGAAGACCTTCACCCTCTTGATCGCATACTTCCGTAACCTCAAGGCAAACGTGTTCCATGAGCGCTACGTCTTCCGTGGTATGGAAAGCATTACTCTGGATGCTGACCAAGCCAAGGCTTTCCAACGTGTCATCAACCTGCTCAAGGTTGCTGCTGGTTCTACTTCGCACCGTGCTACCACGGCACAAGTTGATCTGGGTCGCACCATGATGGAGAACGTGTTCTCTGGTGATGCTCGCAACCGCGTGATGAGCTATTTCCAAGTTCAGTAATAGAACAAAGACATAGAGTAGACTACTACAGGCGTAATCCTGTAGTAGTCTTTATGCTGTTTTCTAATAGGAAGGTTATATGGTTACTTTGAAAAAAGGCATGGTTCACGCTGATGTGGAAATGCTGCAAAAAGCTCTCAATGAGAAACTCAAGAAAGAGTTAGTACCAGATGGTGGCTTTGGTGGTATCACTGAGATGACTTTCAAAGAGTACGAAAAGAAGTACGGTTTTCCAGTCACTGGAATATTCGACAGTAACGTTCATAAAGAGCTATGGGACTTTATGAACAAGCGCTTTGTCTCTATTGGTGATATCGAGGCCATTGCTAAGCAAAAAGGAATCGATCCCAATATGCTTCGCGCTATTCGCAAAGTAGAAGGCTTGGGCTCTGGTTTTCTCTCTGATGGTCGTCCATTGATTTTATTTGAACGCCACAAGTTCTATGAAAACATCAAGACTAAGTTTGGTGTTGCGAAAGCAGAAGAGATTAAGGCTAAGGAGCCTTCTATCTGTCATCCAGTGTGGGATGCTAAGGTCTACCTAGGTTACAAACGAGAATACGATCGCTTGAACCTTGCCATTACCTTTGATCGTGAATGTGCACTGAAGTCTGCTAGTTGGGGTATGTTCCAGATTCTTGGTTCTAACTTTAAGATCTGTGGTTACTCTAATGTACAGGAGTTTGTCGATGCCATGTACGCTAGTGAAGACCTGCACCTCAAAGCTGTCGTGAGTTTCATCATGGAGCAACCAAAGCTATTGCACGCAATTACTACCAAGAATTTTGTCCGTATTGCTGAGATCTACAATGGTCCACAGCAAGCAAAACATAATTACTCCGGTAAGATTGAAACTGCTTACAAATCTTTTATTGCATGATCATAAGGGCCAGGGTTTCATTACCCTGGCTTTTATGCTGTCTTTTTAAATATCAGAAGAAATAGTTTGACTGTTAAGGAACATTTTAACAGATACCAGAACAAAACGCTTTTACAGTAAATGCTATTGTTTGCTAAACCTCAGGAGAATTTTTAAGATGTCTGGAATTATCTTAGGCACTATCGATGCCGGTGGTGAAGGCCGTGCGGTTTTACTCGCTAGTCTGAACCAAGCACTCGGTACGAGTTACACTCTTGCGGAGTTTGATTTTAGTGACCCAATCGCAGTCACTGTACCGACTCCCACTCGGAATACCAAAATCCGTTTTGCACCCAAAGCACACAGTGGTTATTACGGTGTGCGCAATATCTTCTATAACCGAATCCATGTCAGTGAGTTAGGACAGATCACAGTAGCTCGTGGTACTGCTACCACGGTGAGCGAATTACTTACTCAGATCAATGAGAAGTATGGTATCTTGATTCAACCAATAGATATCTACGACTCGGTACTGCCTACTGCATTGCCTGGTGAGACTGAAGTTGAGATTGATTTGAACTTCCGTCCTACTTCGATAGTCTTCTATGGTGGTACCCGGATCATCATGGGTAATAATGATCCAGTAGAAGGAGGTAATGGAGACGGATCAGGTGCTCCGTTTGCTGGAGAGCTTACGTTCTTCTCTTACTCTAAGACTCCTACTGTTTTTGGATTGGATGCAGTACCGGCATACTCCATTGATGGGTTTAGTACTACGGTTGACCGGGATAAGATTCGCCGTCGTTACGGTATGGTCTTTGATGAGACTACAGTCAACTCTATTGATAATCTCTACAAGCGAATGATTCGTCAGGATGACTTTGCTTTGATGGGTAATGAATCACCTATCGTCTCTTCATGGCGTTCTACCACGAATGCAGTGCGTGCAGTTAACATCTATGGTGATGTGCTCCAGATGAATGGCGGTAGCTCTGGTTGGGATTTGGTAACTAATCTGTTAGGCACTAACCTGACTGTTTTGGCTAATGTGCGAGAAGTGCAAACCAAGGCACCAGTTAAGTTTGTAAAACAATCTGCTACCGGTATGCTCTTTGGAGTAGTTCTTGATATTGCTAACAGCAATGTAGTTATTAAGAAGAGTGAAGACAACGGCACTACTTGGACTGATGCTTTTACGCCTGTTCAACCTGCTACTGCTAAGTTCTTGGATTACACAAACTGGGATTCTGACTATGTTACCATAATCGATTCCATGATCCATACTGGAAAGCTTTGGGTACTGACTGGTTATGACGACGGTGTTGATGCTTATCCGAGCATTGAGTCTTTCGATCTTACTACCGGAGATCAAGCTACATTTGATCTGAATGATTCATTGGTCAAAGCTAAGAACACTCAGGTAGAGTTTGATCATAGTCCACAATACACTACTTGGGCGCTGACTACTCCAGCTACTGACTTGGAGGCTACTCCTCGTGCTACAGCGCTCACGCTGCTCAAGGGTAGTATTCGTTATACGGTTGTGGAATATGTCTTCAATGGTACTGGTTATGATGCAGAGGTCATTACCAATTCTGGCTTGTCTAAGTTCACACTGAACAAGGAATTCAAGTTCATTACTTCGTATTCTATCCCACTGCAAAAGAATGCTAACTACTTCCTGGATGTAGTGGAAATCGGTTGCATGGTGGAAGACGATGAAGTAGGGTTTGAGACCTATCTCAATCACCAAGAACGTACACAAAGTGGCTTCTTGTCCTACGGTGTAAAGGTTCTCACTTCTGTGCGTAGTCCTGCAGGACGCAACAACTGGGCGGAATCAGATATTGCACTGGGTGCTGGTAATCCGCATTCTAAGATTGTAGTAGAGTCTCCTACACGCCGGATGCATTACATCATGCAGCCAGAGAACGTAATTGGTCGTATCCGTTTCACTGAAGATAACGATATCTCTGGTTTCCGTGCTTTGCTCGATTCGAGCATTCTACTTGAAAAGCATCCTGGTTATCGTCAGCTGTCTACTACTGCCTGTGGTGTATATTCTCTACCTACAGTGCTGGAGACTCAGAACTCTAGTTATGTCTTTGATGTTTATAGTAATGAAGAAGTCAATAAGACCGATATCAATTATAGTTTCATCGGTACTAATGCATTGGGTAAGATCAAGTGGTTGGTGTCTGACATCATCAATACTCCATTGCAAGAGCGGGTCTTTGGTGAAGAATACGCTTTCATCGGCAAGATTCCTTTAGTCGTGGGTGCAAGTGGTGATAACCTCTTTGCATGGAGCGATATCGAAACTGGACTCTTCAAGAGTACCGATGGTGGTAATAGCTGGAATTACTTCATGGAAACTGAAGTGTTCTACAATCAGAATCAATCTGATAAACCAGAACGCAACATCATTGGTTCTGCTACCATTAAGATGCTTCCTGGTAACTTCATTGGTGGTTCATTAGTCGGTGATAACCTAATCTTCGATGTCAAGATGCTTGGCAGTATCGAGGTAGTGGATATTGTTGCTAATGACTTGCAAGCTGATATGGCTTTGGATAGCCGAATGCTCTTTACCTCTCGCCAGGGTCCGTATAGCTTTGCTGATCGTGGTTATGCTGAACAAACTCAGTATGGTGGTTTTGGCATTAATGTACTGGGTGCATACGCTCCTAAGAAACTCGTTACTTGGGATGTCGACGATACCAATACAGTTACTACATATAGCAAGTACACGACTGACAATGCTCAGCCTTTTGCAGAAGAGTTTGGCCGTACTAACTATTCTGCTAATATTAGTAGTAACTTCAATGTCCTTGACATTCAGCACAATGTGAAGTTCCTTGACATTGACCATGTGGTCTATGGTTACGAGAACATTGCTGGTACGGATGTATATAGCCTGAAGATTGTAGATAACCTTGATGTGGTTACCAATCATGACTTGTTCGGTGGTACTAACCCAGCATTGGTTGGTTTCAAACCAGAAGCAACAATCTATCTGTGGGAATACCAAGAAACTAACTACGTACCTATCATCTACTATCACGACAAGAAGATGATTCTACTCAACCGTCTGAAAGAAGATGGTGAGTTTGATATCACTATTCACTTGGTTAACATTCCAAGTGATAACGGTGGTCAGGTTAAACTGATTCCTCTGTTCAGTAATAACCGTCGTGATTTCTATCTAACTCAGGTTGGTAACGGTATCTTTAAATTTAACTATGTTTACAACACAGTTACGAAAGCCGCTACAATCACGCTGGTGCGTATGTTTAACCTCAATGGTGCATTGAGTGATGTTACTCTGATTAGCGGTGCTGTGCGTGGTTTAACTACGGTTACTGCGCCTACTGCGCCTCTCATTCCGACGTTCCCAGCTAACGGTACGCTCCTGAATACGGTTTGCAGTGGAACCACTAAGGTGGGTGTCTACGCTGACGGTGTGGGCGGTACTTACAACCAGGATATTGAAGTCAACTCTGTGGATTGCGGATACGTTGATCCTGGTCCAGCTCCTGTGGGTGCAACCAATACAGATGTTATCCTTAATACCACGAGCGCTACGGCTGACTTGCTGGAGACTTTGGTTAACACTGGTGAAGATGGTACGGCTTACGCAGTGTACGAACTGTCTGATGTATTGCTGAACAATACCGATCTGGTGCTTGATGTGAACTATGTCACGGCTTCTGCTGGTGATATTGCATCCATCGAATACCGTATTGGTGATGGTACATTCTCTGCAGCTACTCTGCCACAGACTATCACTATCCCTGCTGGTGAGACTGAACTGGTGGTGCGTATTAACTATGCTGAAGACCTCACCACTGAAGGTACTGAGACGTTCGAGCTGGTGCTTGATAAGGCTGTTGGTAATACACAGATCACGAATGCTTCTGCTCTCGTGACCACGATTACTATTACGGATACCAGCACTGGTGCTGCTCCCGGTACTACATTAGTGCCGGATACGTTTGATCCACTAATTAGTGGTAACGATGCTATCTTTACTAATGGTAATCTGACGTATGAAGGTTACATCACATCTACTGCTCTGAGCGCTACTAGTGTTTCCACTGGTAATTACTTTGTTGAAGTTACTATTGATAATCTGTTCTATGGACCATATATTGGTATTGCTACTGCAGCTACTGATGTCAATACACACATTGGTCAAGATACTAATAGTTTTGGTATCTATGGTAATAATGGAAATTTTGTATTTGATGGTCTTTATTCGGCAATGGGACCAGCGCTTGCACTCAACGATGTGGTTGGTATGTTTATTAACACCAGCGCTAAAACTGTTGAGTTCTTTGTTAATGGTGTTTCTATTGGCACACATACACACACGATCACCGATCCGTTGTTTGTGGCTGTATCCGGTAGTGGTTCTGACTCAACAGACACTGAAACTGTGACTGCTAACTTTGGTGCTACGGCCTTTGCTTACCCTGCTAATGCAGTAGGGTCTGTGGGTGGCTTCGGTATCATGGTGTAATCTATGGCAACTCTCCCGGTTATCTGGCCGGGAGAGTCTGTCGAGGTTGGTTACGAGCTTGGACACACTCTCCCCTTACCAGTTACATTTTCAGTAACTATTACGTACTACAACAGTAACGTAAGTGCTACGATGACGGAACCTAGTGTCAAGATTGGTACTGGTTCTTTTGCAACGATTAATGCTAATAGCTTTACTGTACCAGCTGGCGTCAGCAGCTTTAGAATCAGAGCACGAATCAATAATGATCCGTCGACTCGTGATGATGACTCTGTAATGTTTAACGTAGTACCTACTATCAATGGACACCTGGTTGTTGATAACGGTTTAAAAACTATTGTTGAACTCAAGACAGGAATCAGTAAACCCAACGTTACTGTAGATTCTACACTGAACACCAATGTGAATGAAGGATTGCCAGCAATAGCAACCTATACACTCACTCCAGCTACACTAGAAGATACGGATGTCGATTTCTCTATAGTCATGCATGGAAATACATCCATGGCTGATTTCGATGATTTCGAATACAGTATCAATGATGGTGTAGAAACAATTATTCCTACTAATGGTAGAATTACCTTACCGACTGGTACAGATAAACTCAAAATCATTATCAACATTAATAATGATGGTATCACTGATCCAGGAGATTCATTTACTGTCTCTATCAAAGAACCAGTAGGTAACCTTAAGCTCAAGAATAAGCAACCGGTATCCAAGACCTTTCAGATCAATAACCTTACTGTAGACCCACCTGGTACACTCCTTGGAAAATTTTGCCAGGGAGTAGACCAATGGGGTACGTATGCTGATGGTGTTGGTGGTACTTATACGGCATTGATCAATGATCGTAGTGCAGAGTGTGGATACATAATCCTACCAGCAGGTACTTTGATTAGTGAGTACTGTGCTGGTTATGACCACATGGGTATTTTCGCTAATGGCTCTGACGGTACGTATCTGGATGTTATTGAGAGAAATGATCCTGATTGCGGTTATACTCCCGAGGTACCAAACCCACAAACACTACTGACTCCTACAAGGTACGATACTACCAATAAAGGTAGTACCGTTGTTCTATCCAATAACGATAGAAACTTCTACGGAGAATTAACTGATTCTGCTCGCTCTATCTATAGTGCTTTGTTTGGCAGATGGTATTGGGAAGTCAAGATCCTTAAACCCACAGTAGACCAAGACACTGTCACTATTGGTATTGCTACGAGTAGCCATAACTTGGGTAGCTGGGTAGGCTCTACGCCCCATAGCTGGGCTTGGTGGACACACGAGGGTACTCGTTATACTAACGATACAGAAAACTTCTATGGACCTGCATCTCTAAACGATGGAGACGTGGTAGGTGTTTTACTCAATGTGATTGACCATACATTGAGTTTCACACTCAATGGTGTTAATCTTGGTGTTGCTTATTCTGATCTTCCAGACAATGTGAAGTTCTATGCGATTGTCAACGCACAAGACAGTACGTATGCTTCTACAAACTTTGGTAATGCAGAGTTTGTCTATCCAGTACCGAACGATTATTATCCGGGCTTTGGTGTACTTAATAATCCACCAATAGAGCGAGGTACTTTAATTGAAGAATATTGCGACGGTGTTAATTTACGTAGAAAACTTGCCGATGGTAAGTTTGGTTTCTATACGGAACTCAAGACTGCTAATGCTGTTAATTGTGGTTATGTACCACCTTCACCAGATGCTGGTACTATTCTTGGGTACTTCTGTCAAGGACTAGACTACTATAAACGAGTAGCTGATGGTGCTGGTGGTGAGAACAATGTATTGGTGAGTATTAACCATACCTCTTGTGGGTATGTGGCTCCACCACCACTTGCTTTTACACCTACCGTACTGGATACTGGATTTGTATTTGGTAATACAGTAATTGATCCTAATGGATATCAGGCTTTAGTGGATGGTAGTGTTCGCTCTGTTGCTTCTGTATATTCTGGAAAATGGTACTGGGAAGTTACAGCTGATACCAACGATATAATTATCGGTATTGGTACTAACACTGCTGCTGCATCTACCATACTTGGGTTTAACAATAGTGGGTGGGGTTGGTCCTTACTCACTGGTGAGTTAGTTCACAATGATGAAGTTTCCACTAGGATTCCCTATGGTGGTACTGTAATACCAGGATCAGTTATTGGTATCTTATTAGACTTCGTTGCTGAGACTCTGGAGTTTACTCTCAGCGGTGTAAGTCAAGGAGTAGCATTCACTGGCTTAACTGGTACGTACCACGCGATGGCAAGTCACGCTAGTGTAAGTACTAGCACTAACGTTACTTTTAACTTTGGTAACGATACACAAGTGTATGGACCACCATCTGATTTCATCAGTGGGTTTGGTACTCCTACTAGTCCACATCCAAAGAAAGGTACTTACCTTACTAATTACTGCAGCGGGTATAACCGGATGTATCGTTATGCTGACGGCAATGGCGGTAATTACTCTGTGATACATGAAGTTAACTCTACTGGGTGTGGCTATGTACCACCAAAACCCGCAGGTACTGTACTTAATACCTACTGTATAGGTGAGGACAAATGGACTAACTATGCTGACGGTAATTATGGTACTTACACTACCTTAACAGAAGTTAGAAGTATCGCTTGTGGATACAAACCACTGGGTACATTTATCTCTAGCTTCTGTGATGACTTTACTAAGATTGGTGTTTACTCAGATGGAGAAGGTGGTACGTATAACGTACTGATGGAAAGTAATTCGGTTGAGTGCGGATACGATTATGGTGGTGGTGGTAATGCTACTCCTCCTCCTAATCAGATTGATCCTAACTTAGAGCCTACTACTTTGAGTGCTATTGTGTTCCAGGAAGAATTTGATGAAGAAGACCCTGGTCTGATTCTGTTCGTAGAACCATTGCCAACTCCTACACCTACTCTTACCCCGTAGCAGACACTGTTATCTCTACTGCCTGTAATTACTTCATTAGAGTCGATACAGTTGCAAATGGTTCTGGTGGCACATTTACAATTAATAGAGATGTAGACACAGATGCTTGTGGTACTCCTAGTTTCTACAATGGTTTACCAGCGGGATACGGAAATGTCATTACCGATTCCGCTACCATGACTATTACCAATGGGTCTGATCACATACTGGCTTACTCTAGCGGGTACAATGGTGCACTCATGATAAACATGGATGCATTAAATGCAGTCAAGATGGAAGTAATATTGGACATTACTGTTAATGAGATGAATGCTTCTAGTGTGGGATGTGTATTTACTGGTGGCACTTACTTACTACAAAATCTTATATTTCATGCTACTGGCGGTTGGGGTAGCATTAGATCTAATGGAGTTAATAATTTAGGGTTAGCCGCTAATCTCACAAATGGAAGTATTACTGTTCCTGCGACAGGACTTCGTAAATATGGTTTTAGTAGTACTCCTAATCCCGATGGTTCTCGTACTTATAAATACTGGGTCAATGATGTGCTAGTGGTTGAGACAACGCATAGTGCTGTAGCTAACACTGCAATGCTTAAGGTTGGACTCTTCATGAGGTCGTGTACTGCTAAGGTTTACGATATCACAATTACTGATCTTTCTTAAACGTTCTTTAACAACAAAACAGCATAAAACCACCAGGGTGTTCCTGGTGGTTTTATTTCCATTGGATAAGGGTTTACAAATGTCGAATAAAGTCAAATATTATCATTCTGGTATGCGTGGAGCACCAATAAAGAACGGTACTCCTGGTTCATGGATTACAGTTCTTGATGCTGTTTTTGTCAATGGTTTTGGTCAGGTCAATGCCGTATCTGCCAATATTACCAACGGCATGGTTATTATTAATCTCAATAACAACGAGAGTTTTGATATTGACACCACCGTGTTAGTGACTGGTGCTAGTGTGTTGTCTGTCAATGGTGAAAACACTGTTACTGTCAGTGGTAGTAATTTCATTTCTTGGCCTACGATTGAGCCAGATGGTCCTATTACTGGAACTATCACAATTAAAGTAGCGCCTCTTGGTTTTACTAAGCAGTTCAGTGGCGTGAGTCTTGCTGCTTACAAGATGATGAATCCACTCAGTAGTGGTGCTTTCTTTCGTATTGATGACACGAGTGCATTCTTTATGCAGGTAGCAGCATACGAAAATATGCTAGACATTAATAGTGGTAGCAATAGAACTCCAGCACTAACTTATAACTCCGGTATTTGTGTTGTACCCAAGAGTGATACCGCAAACACAACCGCAACTCTTTGGGAAATCATTGGTGATGATTCTGGTTTTTATATTTCTACACAAGTTTCCACTTATAGCGTGTATGCTAATTATAGATGTATTTTGTACTTTGGTGATGGTATACCGGACAACAGTAATGATTCATTCAAAATCATAGTAAATGGATTGGGCACCACTACTTCTTATTCTGATAACTGGTCAGCATCGATTGCAAATGCTATTACTCAAAATACTAATACCAACTGTATTAACAGAAGTGCTAATGGATTAAACACAAGCATTCCAATAAAATTCTATCACATGGCTGCAGGTAGTGGTTATTCTGGCGGTGGTTCAATGATTAATGGCAAATATCCATCAATCACTAACAATGGTCTTATATTAGCACAATATCAATATAACGACGAATACGGTAGAAGAGGTATTGTGCCTGGTATTTTATCATGTACTCAGATTGCAATGAATCACTTTACAACAAGAAATGTAATTGATGGTCAGCAACAATTTATTGGAAAAAGATTACTTGCTATTAATCCTGGCAGTAGTAGTGCTAACAATGCTGGTGTTGTGTTTTTCGACATAACTGGTCCATGGAGATAAAGTGTTAGCAAGATACTGGCGAGTTATCGGTTTAAAAGCTCGATACGGTTTTGGTATAAAAATCTGTGGTATTGAGCTCTGGAATTACACTAATCGCGTTTGCCAAACTGCAGCATTTACTTCGTCAAACATGCCTGATGTAGGCGTGCTTAGTAACTTAAGAGATGAATCTTTCGCTACTGAATGTTACTTTAGTCCAGAAGTTGTTAAAAATAACTTAATATTTACTTGGGACGCTGGCGCAGGTAATCAACTTGATGTAGAACGTTTAAAAATAAGATCATCTAATAGTAGTAATGAATTTGTTTCAGATTTCATTTTAGAATACTCTAACGATAATTTAACCTGGATAATCTATAATTATTTAAATAATTATAATAGATTAAAATATCCTGGCGATTATAGTTTAACTCAAGATCCGTTAGTTAATAATGTCTTTCCTACTAAATTTATAAACGATTCAAAAAATTTAAACATAGATAATACTGGAAGAATTACTAATTTAAATATAGTAACTACTAATAATGCTACTGTTAGTACTAGTTTTTATTTAAATAGAGGTAAGTTCTATTTTGAATTTCTTATTGGGTATAGAAATTTAGCTGTGGGTGTTGGGAGTTTTAATGACAGAAACCCAAATTACTGGCCCGGTGAAAGTGCTTTTTCTGCAGCACTCTTTTTAAATAGTGGCAGAATCTGGCATAATAATGGTGTTAATGCTTTTGACTATGAAGCAAATTCTGGTGTAACACTGGCTGTTGGTAAAACTGTAGGTATGATGGTAGACATCGATAACTCAAGAATAGCATACATTATAGATGGTGTTACAAAACCTTACTTTAATCTTAGTTTTAGCGGTAAATCTTTGTCTGTTATTACTGGGTTTAATACAAATATAGGTGATACTACCGATAAAATTACTACTTTTAATTTTGGACAGGATCCTTTTATGTATCCGGTACCATCCGGTTTTATTGCTGGATTTGGGTACAACTACGATGTCGATTACGTAGAAAATAGAAATATCCATCTAAGTAGTAATTTATTATCTAGTGGTAATGCGATTACTACAGTGGATAGTTATGGTACTTATAAAACAGAATCACACAAACAAGCGTTTAGTATTTTATTCGGTGGTAACGGTTACGTTAAAAACACTGTTAAAATCAAAGGCAGTCCAGATGTGGCTGTCAGACGAAAAGTTATTCTGTTTGATTTCTACACTAAGGTAGTGGTTGGTGAAACATGGAGTCAAGAAGGTACTGGTCTTTTTGAGTTTAAACACTTAAGTATGGATCGAGAATACTTTGCAATGTCTGTTGACCATATGGGGCAATGGCAAATGGCTGCAGCTGGCCCTATGAAACCACAAAAGATGACTCTAGTCTAATGACGACATATTGGCCAGGGATCACTCCCTGGCCTTTATGCCGATTAGTCAATCATTTCTTCAATTGCTATTTCATTGTTTTCAAGATCATAAGGAGACTCAATACCGAGAATAGCCTGTACCTGAGATTGACTCCATTTCAGAATATCTACAGACCGAGTAGAAAGATTAGGTTCACTACCAGTATCTAGAGAGATAATGTTCACAGTAATCTGAGTACTAGCACCCAGTCTATGAATACGTGCAATGGCTTGATCGTACACATATGCTCTAAATGGAACATTCAGCATTATCATGGTATCAGCCATCGTAAGCGGAACAGCAGTAGATAAAGAATCAAAGGTAGCCACTAGAGGATTGATGTTCTTATTGACTTCAAACTCTTTGATAATGTTATTCAAATTAGCATTGGTCTTAGCGTAAACCACAGCTGGCTTGCAACCGAGTTCTTCAAGAGTATCTTTAGCAGCTTCCAACGCATTAACGTAAGAAGTAAACACAACAGTTTTCTTCTCTGTAGATTCCATTATCTCCAGATAGTCCACATGCTTGGCTAACTCAGTAATACACTCAATACGCATACCACCAAGAACACGGCCAAGACATTCTCCTTGAATCTTCAAAGGAGTATACTTAATGATTGAACGTACGTCCTTGAAATCATTAACCAAATGACTAGGGAGATTAGGAATGATCTCCTGATTCTCGTACTTAGTACAGAAAGCCATCTCATCCTTCAGATGTCTGTATTTAGAAGAACCTATGATCTCTTGCAAGAACACATTGTATTTCATGTATTCAGTATCTAAACCAATGTTGGTGTAGAGTTCGTATTTCTTTAAACATTCATAGAAGAGCTTCTCATCTGCTTTTCTACGTTCTTTGTAGTATTCTACTCTCTCCTTAATGAATTGTGTCATTTTCTCTCTGACGTTACTCAGTAAGAATTTGTTTGCATTAGGAGTCTTTACGGGAATAGTCAGAATGTTTGGTTCCTGAAGTTTGAGTTCACGTTTTTCAATGAATGTAGTTACTAGACCAATCCGATGCATCAAGATATCCAAACCAGTATTGGCATCCTTACCATAGATCTTCTTGAATGCTATTACTACTTCGTCAGTAAAGAGTGGATCAATCGTAGAGAAGATAGGAATAGTCTCAGCTCCTAAAGCTTTAATAGGAGTACCACTAGCCCAGACCACATACTTCTTCTTGATAGACTTACATAGTTTAATAAACTTCTGTGTTCTTCCAGTATCGAGTTCATTCAGGTTATGTGACTCATCAAGAATAATCAACACATTTTTATTAGTGTGTTTCTTAGAAAGCTCCGTTAACGCATCTAATGCTTCGTAATGCACTATAACGATCTTCTGGTCGTTATAGGGTTTCTTATATTGCTCTACCCAGTAAGTGGGTTTAACTTTGTAACGTTTAACAATGTTATCTTCCCAAACATTGATAGTAGCGTTCTTTGGACAAACGATGTAAATATAATCTACTCGAAGCATTTCGCCCAGCATGAGGTTTACCAGAGTTTTACCAGAGCCAGGAGCACCAGCTAAAATATAACCCTGTAGTCTCATAAGGGATACTGCGTATTCAAATTCTTCGAAGAATCGCTGATGGTATTCCAATGGCTTCAAATCAAACTTAATGAGTTTAGAGTAATCCAAAATGTGATCTGGTCTTGGATTTCCATTCATTAGATGGAGTTTAGATATCCAAGTATTAGTGCGTAACTCGTCACTAATCTTTCTCAAGGTATTGCGACTAGCACGAATAGTTCTCTGGTCTAGGAGTTTATTGATTACATAATCAATCTCTAAAGCAAAGAACGAGTAGAATGAGAAATACGATCTACCATGATCAATGATGATGTTGTTGCTAATCTTGGATGACTTCCACAACCTAGCGATATCTCTCTCGATTACATATGTGGGTACACCAGAGATTGTAACGATTCCGTCTTTCTCCTCACAAGAGACAGAACCAAATAAACTTTTGAAATCTGAGAACATAAGGCTCTTTTCTATTTTGGTGTTTGAAGCTATTCAAAACATTTTCAGTCATACATTATAATAACGATAAGCCTGATGTGTTCAGCAAAAGGCTAGATGTTTTTCTTATCAAATGCCGTAATCAAACGAGTAAGACTTAAAAGGTTAGAAAAATGAACTACGATCAGTACTTCACTGCTATTGACAACATCCAGCATTGGGATGTGGCTTATTACCAGAACGATAAGCCTTTAGTAACCGACGCTGAATATGACCGAGTCTTTGCACAGATCAAAGACTTTGAATCTAAGAACCCAGATCTTATCCTTAAGGAGTCTCCTACTCAGCGAGTCTCTGGTAAGGTATCGTCTCAGTTCAAACAAGCAGAGCATAGCATCCCTATGCTGTCTCTCTATACAGAAACCAACACAACAGCACAAGGAGCAGAAGATTTCTTCAAACGAATATCGGAAGCCTTGGGTACTGACGGGATTGATCTTGTCCTTGAACCTAAGTTCGATGGGTTAGCAATTGAACTTCGTTATGAACATGGAGTCTTCGTGCGTGCTGCGACTCGTGGGGATGGAATTACTGGAGAGGATGTTACGCACACGGTACGCACTATCCGAAGTATTCCGATGATCCTTCTTGACTTTGCACCAGAGCTGCTTTGTGTACGTGGTGAGATTGTCATGCCAAGGAAAGAGTTTGACAGAATCAATAGCGAGATTCTGGCTGAAGAAGGCAAAGCTTTCGCTAATCCGCGTAATGCTGCTGCTGGTACTGTCAGGCAACTCGATCCCGCTGTAGCTAGTAAACGCAAACTTGCTTTCTATGCTTACGGAGTAGGTGCTGTCGAAGGTTGGGATAATTGCATTGAAATTGGTATTCCTACCAAGCATTCAGAAATGCTCAGCTTGCTCAACCATCTTGGGCTACCAGTAGCTAATACCTACAACTCTAACGTATATGCTAAGGCAGCTACGTTTATGGTTCAGTACCATAAGTCCATGGAAGCAAAGAGAATTAATCTTCCCTTTGATATTGATGGAGTAGTCTATAAAGTAGACAGATATGATCTCCAAGAGAAACTGGGTTTTACTGGAAGAGAGCCTCGCTGGGCAGTAGCACACAAATACAATCCAGAAGAAGCAACCACCACTGTGTTAGGCATTGATATACAAGTGGGTAGAACGGGCCGTATGACACCTGTGGCACGCGTTAAGCCAGTCTTCGTAGGTGGAGTAGTCGTTTCCAATTGCACGCTGCATAACCTGTTTGACGTACGTAGACGTAACGTACGTGTCAAGGATACGGTTATTATTCGCAGAGCTGGTGATGTGATTCCTGAGATTCTTCCAGTGACTAACAAACGTAGGTTCTACGAGAATAACTTTCGTATGCCTAAACAATGTCCTGTCTGTGGATCTAAGGTAGATCGCCTCAAAGGCGAAGCTATTCATTACTGCACTGGAGGACTCAACTGTCCTGCACAGAAGACTTACCGGATGATTCATTTTGTCTCTCGTGAGGCACTGAACATCAAGGGCTTGGGTGAGAAACACATCAAGTCCTTAGTGGAGAAACAACTCATTAATGATTTCACGGATTTCTATAAGCCTGGCTTTATCTCAATACTGGAAACAGAGTTGGGTATCAAGACAGCGAGTAATCTGAAAGAAAGCATTGAGAAAAGTAGAACCACTACTCTGACTCGTCTTATCTATGGACTGGGAATTGAAAACATTGGTCTGAGCACAGCTCGTGACCTAGCTGATCACTTCAAGAACATTGATAAACTAATGTCTGCCACTAGTACTGATTTACTTATTGTTCCAGACATGGGACCAGTAGGTTCTTCGAATCTAACATTTTACTTTGAGGACCCACGCAACCGTGAGATTATTCAAACTCTTAAAACTCTTTTAACTATCGAACACGTCGAGAAACTCGATAGTAATCATCCCCTGAAGGGTAAGACGATTGTTACTACGGGAAGCTTTACCTTCATGACTCGCAAGGAGTTAGAAGAGAAGGTTATCTCTCTTGGAGCAAAACTGTCTTCTGCAGTATCACGTAAAACAGATTACTTGTTTGCTGGTACTGGTGGTGGTGAGAAATCTGCTATAGCAAATAAGCTTAATGTTCCAGTTGTCGATGAAGCTGGGATTATCGAACTACTTAAATAAACGTCAGTAGTCTTAGTACTAGTTATTCAAAGAACTTTGCTTTCACGGATAGCAAAAACTCGAATAATGTTTTAATCATTAATTTCTGATTCAAAAGGATTCTCATGATGGCACTATCTAAGCAATTCGGCTTTCTCTATAAGCCAGATGAAAACAAATACTGGCGTGTACGTGCAGAAAAAGATGAACTCGAAGCCAAAAACATTTTTACGCTAAGACCCAATGTTCGGTTTGAGCAATTGACTCCAGACGATGATAACGCTATCATAGCTGTTTTTCATAAGGACAACTACGAGGATGCTGTTGAGTTTTGTTTGTTTCTATTGCTCAGTGGTTGTGTTGCATATTTCAATTGGGTCAAAACGGATTATGTTGGTAAAGCTGGTAAGGAATTTCTCACTAAGGAAACAGAAACTACTTACAAGAACTTTCCAAACAAATCGTTCTCGTGGAAATTCAACTCTGACGCAGTGGGTAATTGGTATACGATAGAAATTAACAGTCAACATACCAAAGTTGTAGAAGCTATTTCGAATGCTGGTGGTACATCGCTTGCTGATGCATTTAACTCAGGTTACAATAAAACGTTTATTCGTTTCTTCGACCACGATACCATGATTGATGATGTTATCAGTGATTGCATGTATACGCTTTTGACAATTCGCAACCTGACTGAACTTTAAACGGGCATAATCGGAGGGAATAAAACCCTCCGATATTTAAAAAGGATACTTAACATGAGTCATTACTCAGAACAAGATCTTGCGCTAGATCGTCTTTGCTCAGAGAAACGATTGAAAGACTTTTGGTTTAAGCAACGAATCGAAAGCAACATCGCAATTGCTCCGATTTTGCATGAGAAAGTTAAGAAAGAATACGCATCTGAAATGCGTCCTTACTTGTCTCAAGAAACAATACTGGTGCTGACCCCGCACTTTATTGAGCAAGCACTTTCACCTGATTTCTTCAAAATGAAGATTGAAAAGCGTTTAGAAATTTCAATTGAA